CTCTTTCTTCTGAAGAGAAAGCAATAGTAGCTACATTTGTTAATCTTATAAACAGCAAGTAATTATAAGTGTAGGCAACTTAAAATAATAGAACAATAAAATGGACATATTCAATATACAAGCCCTTATAAAAGAAGGAAGACTTATTACAGCTAATGATGTTGACCCAACTGAATCATATCTACAAGTAGGTGTTTTTCAAAAAGGTAATAGAGCGAGTGGTGCTAGTAACGCTGACGCTTACCCTTCTTATGCACTTCCTCTTAGTGAATTATTAGAAAGTTCACTACCTATAGTGCGTTATGTTTATTTAGTACGAGATGCTAGTGATGCCCTTCGTATGGGTGGCACTGCAAGTAATGTGTACACTACTTTTCAAACAGCTTATGATGCAGCTAATGTTTTACAAGTAGCTTTAGGTGGAACAAATACCGTTGTTATACTGGTTGGAAATACTACCGCAGCAACAGTAGGTAATCTTACACTTACAGCAAACTATAACCGGTTTGTCTTAATAAAAGGGATAAACCTTCAGTGCTCTATTCTTGGAAATATTATTGCTACAAATGCAACAGGTAATGGATTTAATGTGGGTCTAAATCTTGCAAGTGTTAGTATAACAGATGTAACAATTGGAACAATTAGTACTAATGCAACAGGTGCTACAGGAACTTCAGGAAATGTATCTATGCGACTTAACAATGTCCAGTTAGGAAATATAAACACTTCTATAACTAATGTAAGCAATACAACAGGTAATGGCGGAGATGTAAGAACTGCCCAAAGCCTTGGTATACTCAACACCAATAGTTTTGTTGTATTTGGAAATATAACAACTTCAAGTCAAGGCCCAACAACTTCTGCAGGATCAGTTAGCATTGTTGCGGCTTCTTTTTTCTTTAATCAAATCATTACAGCAAATGGAAATTTAAACGGAGGTGTAACACTTGGTACAATCAGAGGAAACTTTTTTGGATCAGTTGTTTCAATATCAAATGTTGGTGGCCTACAATCAGCATTTACAATGCAGAATGGACAAATAAATCAATTAAACCTATCTATAACAGGCAACATAACTATATTGGAAACCGTAGTTGGAAGTCTTACTGTAGTTAACACTAGCCCAACACTTACTCCTAATACTTTAACCATTACAGATTCAAGACTTATTAATAAGACAATTTCCGATTTGTTAACAGTAATAACAGCAAAACTAAGCTCTTTCAATTCTATAGAACAAGTAGGTGATAATTCTATTATCTCAAATTGTGTATTTGATGGTATAGATACATCAGGAATTAGTCCAACAATAAGTGAAATTGGCCCAGGTTGTTCAATATACAATTGCACTGTACTGCAAGGATCCTTAGGTATTGATAATAGTTCACCAGTAACTGTAAATGGTTTTGGAACTATATTTGTAAATGGTGTAGGAGCAAACGTAACAATAATTTAAAACATACAATTATGAGCATAGGAAACTTAAAAGACCAAGGCAATAAGGGAAATAATTTTCCTTATCAACTAGCTGTATTACAACTGCTAGATCAAATAGCTAATGTAACACCGGCATCATCAGTATTGGATGCTTACTTTCAAGGAGCTACAAATGCTGCTACTATAGCTTTATATCAAGCTTGGAAAGTAGCTAATCCTACTAGGCAGGTAGTATCCAGAATCATGATGGTTGATAACACAACTCTACAGTCAGGACTATACATTGAATACATTTAACATATTGGATTGTTTACATAGCTCCTAAACATGATAAAAGAATTGAATTAGAAAATGCATTTTTAGATTTACAAGACAGTATAAGCAAATTAATAATAAAAGATGAGTATAGGTAATCTTAAAGACCAAGGTAATAGAAGTAATAACTTCCCTTACCAACTAGCTAATCTCCAATTACTTGGAGGAATAAAAGACTGTTGTACAACATCAGGAGGCACTTTATTAAGTATACTTGCTGCTTTACAAAATGGTCAAAATTTTATTCAAACCCTGGTAGAAGATCAAGGTGGTACAGGATGTCCTGCAAACTGTCCAGTATATCTTGAAGTAAGAATATGGAATGGAACTACATTTGATCCTCCTGTATATTATGATGCTGAAGGTAACGTAGTAATACCTGTAGGTCCTGTAGTATACCTTAATCCAGATTTCCATTTAGCTCAGATGGTGTTGCTGCTTACAAGTATAGATGCCGATACCTCAAACATTGCTGCAGATACAACTGCTACTAGAACAGCTAAAGTAATTAGTACTTCTACTTCTGGAACAATTCCCGGTAATCCAATGACTGTATCTATCTTTAATGCTAATACAATGTCTGGTGCAGTTACAATTGGAGGAACAACTATTTCTGTTCCTGGTGGTGTAACTTTAAGTTATGATGCTGGTGGATTAAACAACAAATTTGCTACTGGTAACTTTGTATATGATGCAACAGGTACTACATTTATAATCACTTATGTAATCTAATCATGGGAAATCAGATAAGTAGAACAGGATATACATTAGCTCAAGAAGAAGGTTCTAATCTTCCTCATAGACAGATTATGAATTTTGTTGGTACAGGAGTGACAGCAACGGATGCTGGTGGTAAAACAATAGTTACTATTCCAGGTACTATTCCAACTACTAATTATGGTCTATTTGCTCAAACAGGAAACAGTAGTATAATCACTAACACCACTGTAGAAAGTACTCTTATTAATGGTGGTGTAGGTACATTAACTGTACCAGCTAATGGATTTCAAGTAGGTGATAGTTTTAGAGCTGTGTTTGGTGGTGTAATAAATGCTAATAATAATCAAAATATTAGAATTAGAGTTAAAACAGGACCTGTTATCCTTTTAGATAGTCTTCTACAAAATTTGGGAAGCAGTGTTATAAATGATGTATGGTCTTTAAATATTGATTTCACTATCAGAGCTATAGGAGGTCCAGGTGTAGCATCTATTGTAAGTTTAGGTTCATTTCATTATACAAAAACTAACAATGCTTCTGTTCAAGGATTTGGATTTAATGTAGTTAATAATACAACATTTAATACAACAATTCCTAATGTATTAGATGTAACAGCTCAATGGCAAAATGCTTCTACAGGAAACAACATATACAGTGACATCTTTATCTTAAATAAAACATATTAATAAAATAATAGACTATGAAAAAATATACAATAGAAGAGCTTAAAGCTGAATTCCAAAAACACAATTATGAGTGGCTTCCATTTCACTTTGTAGGCATTAGATCTACAGCTAACTTACCTAACCAGTTTGATGACTTGTTTGGTATGGTATATGGTAATAAAGTAGAATGGTTTACATGCACTACTAACCCAGGTACACACTGGTTAAAGAACTTGCTTAACCCAAAAGGTGCAGCATTACTTAAAGCTAACCAGTATAAAGATACTTGGTCTATAGGTATGCACCAAGGAAAGTACAAAGCTTTTTGTCAAGTTAAACCAGTTGAGGTATTCCGTGACAAAAACTTAGATGACAAAGCAGAAGAAACAGCTACTATAGATAAGGGCTTGTTTGGTATAAACATCCACAGAGCTAATGAGAAGTTTACTTCTAAGCTTATAGACAAGTGGTCAGCCGGTTGTCAAGTTCTTAATAATCCAGCAGACTTTGCTAAAGTTCTAGCAGCAGCTGAAGCAACTAAGCAAAAAGCCTTTACTTACACCCTTTTAAAAGAGTTCTAATAAATGAAAAACCTATCTAAAGAAGAGTTATTAAGCAGGCTTGAAGCAATAAACAGAAGCAATGCTATAATTTACTTTGACCTTACTGGAATTATAACAGGGGTCAATGACATCTTCCTAGAAGCAATGGGTTATGGTAAAGGTAATCACCAAGAGATTATTGGTAAACACCATAGTATTTTTGTGTGTGAAGATTATGCAAGAACACTTGAATATGAAAAGTTTTGGGATATACTAAGAAGTGGCAAGTATTATCAAGGTGAGTTTGAGAGAAGAAAAAAAGATGGAAGTCTTATCAATCTTCAAGCAACTTACAATCCTATTTTTGATGAGGATAATAAGATCACCAAGATAATGAAGATTGCCACTGACATTAGTTTAATTGTCAACAGCAAGAAACAAATAGATGCAATCAACAGAAGTACAGCTCTTATTAGTTTTAATACTGAAGGTTTTATAACAGATGTCAATTCTATATTTTTAGAAACAATGGGTTTTAAAGCCAATGAAAAAAATAAAGTAATTGGCAAACATCATAGTATTTTTGTGAGCTATGAATATTCAAAATCTGATGAGTATGCTAAGTTTTGGGAGAGTTTAAAAAAAGGCAAGTACTTTGATGGAATATTTGAGAGAAAAAAAGTAGATGGCTCTACTGTTTACTTACAAGCATCTTATAACCCTGTATTAGACAGCAAAGGAAATATTACTGATGTAGTCAAGATTGCAACTAATGTTACTGAGTCTGTAAACAACAAGAAAAAAATAGATGAACTTACAAAGAGTTTAACAGTAGAGTTGGAAAATTCTCAAAAGCTTAAGAATGCAATAGAGTTAGAAAAGGATGCAGCTTTAAATGACTTAGATGTGATGATGAAAAAAAGCCAGAGTGAATTAATAAAAATAATTGTTAGAGTTGCATTGGCTGTTATAGTTGGAGTTGGAGTTGTAACAACAATATTATATTGGGTAGCAATAATCACAAATCAAGATACACAAATAATTGGTTCAACTTGGAGCAATATGTTTAGTGTTTTGTTGACTAATGCTTTTTCAATAGTAGGAACAATCATGGGAATAAAATATGCCACACAAGATGGTGCTAAAAAATAACAACTAAAAAAAAAGAAAAATGAAAAAGTTTTGGACAATGTTTGATGACAACAACAGCATCAATGAAAAAGCAGTAGTAGGTTTTATAGCCTTTATAGTAATGATCCTTTTTGCCTTTGTAGATATAGGCACAGGAATAGCTAATAAACCTTTACTGGTTAATGAGTTTATCTTCAACTCATTCCAAGTTATAACAATAGCTTGTTTTGGTATAGCCTCTGTAGATAAGTGGATTAATAAAAAGCACAATACAGAAGAAACACCATCAGAACAATAAACTATGAATGCAACAGACCTTACATTTGGCACAAAAGAAGTTGTAGAGATTATAATAGGTATATTAAGTATTGCTGTTTTTTTGTATGCAATGAAAAGAGCTGCAGAAAAAACTAAAGACAAACTTGATGTAATTGAGAAAGACCTTCAAGATCTTAAAAAAGACACAGAAGAAAAATTTTTACATGCAAGGAATGCAAAAAAAGCTAATATACAAACTGTTATGGAATCAATTCAAAAACAAAAAGAAGAAGTAGACAAGAAAGAGCAACAGATCTACAACAGAATCAGTGAAATCCGTCAAGAGCAACAAGATGCTCATGAGAAACTTTGGGTAAAATTAGATGGTGTAGAGAAGATGCAGTTTTCAATGAACACCGCATTGGCTGAACTTACCGGATATTTAAAAGCTAAGTCTGAACCTAAAGATTAATCTGAAAAATAACTTGTATAATTAAAACCTTTTTCTTATATTAAGACTATGGCGGCAAATGACAAATTAATACCAACAGCATTAACTCTTGCTAATAATTTAAAAGGTACAAAATTGTACGCAACAAACACTTTTAGATTACCAGGCAAAAAGAAATCTAAATGGGAAAACCCATATATAGATGCTGTAAACTATTTTGCTAGTATCTACGCAAAAGAAGTTAAGGTGGCAGCTTTTAATTCTATTTGGAATCATGAGTTGATTAATGGTGAACCACAAGTTGATCCTCACACACTAGATCAAAACATTCATCACTTAAGTTTAGGAATGGTTGTTGCCTTCTCTGAATATGAGTGGGATGAACTACAAATCACAATAAGCAAAGCATTTAATATTGTTGGTGTAGTTTATAGCTTACCAGCTGGTTTATATTCAGTAACTGATTACGCGTATATTTTAAATCAGATGGGAGTATTTAGTGGTGGAACAACAGGAACGTTAGCTCTTGTAGATGCTGCATCAAATCCAATACCCGGCTCTCCTTTTGCACAAGGTGCGGCTTATGCAACGGCGTGGAATAACTTAAAAGTTCCTGCTGACAAACTATTAGATGTTGAAACACAATTTATTGCTCCTGTGTATAAACCAACAGGACAGACAGAATACTTTTACCGTTTTACAGGTATAAGAAAGTGGGCTTCCCCCTTTACTGGCTACAACACAAATTAGTCACAACCAATATCTTGTATAAACATAATCCTGGCACTAGTCAGGATTTTTTTTGTTTAAATGTGTAAAGTTTAAACTTTTTGTATTATATTTGCTGTACATAAAATTAAAAAAGTTTAACATGTCAGAAAACACCAACACCAACCCAGAAGAAAGAGAAGCTACTCCAGAAGAGATTAAAGCTTTTAAAGAGAATCAGCACAAACACTACAAGGAACAATTACCGTTTTTGAAAACAACCCTTGAGTATGAGCGCTACATTGCAGACATTGAAGAAGCAAGATTAAAGTACTATACCATGAGAATGCGTATTGCACAGTTACTTGCACCTCCTCCGCCAGAAGAACTAGAAGGTGAACCAGAAGCTCCAGTTGAAAAGAAAGAGCGCAAATTAAAAAGTCAAAATTAATTACATTTCCATACCAACATGGCAAAAGTAAATGTAGTAAACAAACAAGTCCGGATGGATCTGGATGATATAATCAAGTATCAGCTGATCACTCATTGCTATATTAACCGTATACTTTTGAGTGATCTAGATCTTGATTGTCTTACAAGTCTTGGTAAAACGGGTGAGTCAGAGCTTACAGACTTTTGTGTGTACATGGCTGAAAAGCGTTTACAACACAAACTTAAGAACTGGAAACCCGCAAAATCAAGTGAAAGAATGCCGGATGCATCTCCACAGACGATCCGCAATGTGTTAATCAAAGTTGAAAAAGAAAACTTAATAGTAAAATCTGGTAAGGGACGTAAGCGTATAAGTTTAAATCCTGACTTGAAAATACAAACAAGTAACAGCATTTTACTAAATTACAAAATTGTACATGTTGCTGCCGAAGAAACCAACTGAGTTCTATAAAAAAACTGCTGAGGAAAACAACGTGAGTGAGGAACTTGTAGCTGACTTAATTTCCTTCTACTGGAAAGAAATCCGTAGAGTAATGTCTAACTGCGAAGCTCATAATGTAATAGTTGAAGGCTTAGGAACTTTTAAAGTCAAGTATTGGAAAATAAAAGAGGTTCTTCTAAAACATGAGAACATCTTAAACAAGTACAAGATTGATGTTGAAGCAGGTGATAAAATAAGCTTTTATAAGTTCTCTATACTCAAAGATGTACAAGGGAACATGAATAAAATTCTAGAACTTGAAAAGATGATTGAAGCAGACAACCTTAAAAAACAAAGTGTAAAACAAAAACGTTATGATCAAAAAGTTAAAAACAATTTGGAAGAACCGAGCTCAGATATGGGCGGGCTTCAAGAACCTGATATTCAGGAATGACTATACTGAAGAAGTATATTACATGCGTATGAAAGAATGCAAGAAGTGTCCAATGCTTGACACTCTTGGAACAGACTGTGCTGTAGTAGGTACCCAACCTTGCTGTTCTGTTTGTGGCTGCAGCCTTGCCTTAAAATTAAGATCACTAGAATCTGAGTGTCCTCATCCTGATGGACCTAAGTGGAAGGAGGTACAATCATGAGTTATCAAAAATGCCCTATATGTAATGGTACTGGTGTAGAATCATTATCAGCTACAAATACTAACACACAAGCAAGATGCTTAGTATGTGACGGTAGAAGAATTATTAGCACAAAGACAGGCTTACCACCAAGTAGAGTTAGTATTGAAAAAAGTTGGAGTACTAAATCTAAGCTGGTTGAAGATGCTGAAATAAATTATGCTGCACAAGAACATGTTAAAGAGGTTATAGATGAGCTAGATAAAACTGGTGAATTACCTTATCATATTAGACCTAATAATGCTCTTAAGAGAACTGATCAAGAAAAAGAAAAGATAAGATTTGAAAGATTAACAGATCCTACTTTACAGAAGCTTGATGAAGACAGAGGTAGAGATTTATTTGAAAACAATAACTATATAAGATTAAGTGAACAAGATTTAAAAGATTTAGACTATAAACCAACACCAACTCAAGATGTCAGTCATATTCAAAGCAGAGAATCATAAGTATGAAAGTCTAGATCCTAATGAAAGGATAGACTGGTTAAGTGTTACAAAGTTTGTAAGTGAATTCAAGCAAGCTTTTGATGCAGTAACTCAGTCTATAAAATCTTCAAAGAATCCAAAGTCTAAATGGTATGGACTTTCTCCTGAAGAAATTCAGGCTCACTGGGCAACAAATACAGAAGAAGCAATTAATAGAGGGTCTGTTTATCATGAACAAAGAGAACTAGATATTACTAGTTTAGACTCCATACAAAAATCTGGAAGAGCTATTCCTATTATAAGACCTATCTTTGAAAATGGTGTAAAAAAAGCTCCTGAGCAAAGATTAACAGAAGGGATTTATCCTGAACATTTTGTATATTTGAAGTCAGCAGGTTTGTGTGGACAATCAGATATGGTTGAAGTAGTTAAGGATCTAGTAAACATAATTGACTATAAGACTAACAAAGAGATTAAAAAGACCGGCTTTACAAATTGGGAAAAGATTACACAGAAAATGACTGGCCCATGTGCTCATTTGGATGATTGCAATTTTAATCACTATTCATTACAGCTGAGCATATACATGTACATCATTTTAAAACATAATCCTAAGTACAAACCAGGTAAAATGTTTTTGCACCATGTGATCTTTGAAAAAGAGAGAGAGGACAAATTTGGGAATGCAATTCCAAAAAAGGACGCAAATGGAGATCCTGTTGTTAAAACAGTAATACCTTATGAGGTGCCGTACTTGAAGAGTGAAGTAATTGCAATGGTTAACTATTTAAAAGCAAACAAAAAAGTAAGCACTTGAAAAATGAGTAATAATGAATTTGAAAACAGATACTTGTTCTGTGAAAAAGTTAAAATGAAAAAGAAAAGGTTTAAAATTGATGTCACGTACTTTACTGGAATATGCTTTGGTATATCTTTTCCAATGACAGACTACGTTGACTGCACGCTTTGTATAGCGTGTTTTGGTGTTCACATTAAATGGCGTAAGAGATGATTATTAAAATGTTTGACATAGTAGGAGGACACGTTGTGATCAATCATAATTGTCTGTCTATACCTGAGCTTAAAGCTATACATGATTTTTATGAGGACCCTATTCCCGCGTTTAATTTTTTACATTTCAGATATGATGTAGAAAGCCCTTATGCAAATATTCCTGAGGGTGAAAAAGATGAGGTTTTGATTACAGATTTTGCTGGAGATTATACTCTTGAAGATGATGTAATGATTGCAGCCATGAATAAACTAGAAGAACTTTATGTAACACCAACTTACAGATATTACCTTGACAACAAAAACTTACTTGAGAAGCTTAGTCACTTTGCAAGAACTGCACCTGTTACCACAGGAAGAGATGGTAATATTGGAGCATTACAAGCACAAGTAAAATCTGTAGGTAAAACCATACTAGAATTTAAACAGCTTGAAAAAGTTGTATTACAAGAACTTGAAGAATCAAAAGGCCGCACACGCGGAAATAAAAAATTAGCATATGATCAATAGTCAAAGTCATCTTTATGATTGGTTGTTTCATTACAACTATCATACAAACTCATGGGCAGCTTTTAGAAGAGAAGATGTTCAAGATTATTTTAATGGCGTTTACAAAAATGTAATTAAAAGCAAAGCTCAAAAAACTCTAGAAGGTTTAATAGTAGCACATGAAGGAGATCTTAAAAGCATTCAAGATTTTATGAAAAAAATTAAGTGAGCACAGAGTCTTACATAACAATCCCTACTTGGGATAATGGTGAATGGACTACCACTTCTTTTGAAACACAAGAGTTATATAAAGCTTTTGTTGTGTCAATGTTTAAAATACCAGGAAAATATAATTTTGATGACATATCTATTGAGTTTAATGCGCAAGCACGAAAGTTTCAAAGAACCGGATACTTTTGTCCATATCCTGAAGGCAGCCGTGATTTTATTGAATATTGGAATGATCAAAAAGAAAAATGCAGAAAAGGTGTAATTTTTAAAGGATCTAAAGATACTTGGTTCCTTCCACGGGAATACTATATGTGGGTTAACTTCCTTTCAATCAATGACAAGGTAAAACGTAAGTTTGACTTTCCTGAAATTTGGGATGGTCAGTATCACATGGCTCTATATGAACTATGTGCAGAATTACATCAGATGCACTGTGTAGTTTTAAAGAAACGTCAGTTTGGATCATCTTATTACCACTGTGCTAAACTCATAAATCAAATCTGGTTTGAAGAAACACCTATACTTAAAATGGGTGCAAGTCTTAAAGACTACATTAATGATAAAGGTTCATGGAAATTTTTAAATGAGTACAAGTCTTTCTTAGATGACAAGACTGCTTGGTACCGTCCTATGAATCCTGGTAAAGTTTTAATGTGGCAACAACAAATTGAAGACACGGGTCCTGATGGACGTAGTACATTAAAAGGACTAAAAGGAACTTTACAAGGTGTAAGTTTTGACCAGAATGACACAACCGGTGTAGGGGGTGCAATACGTTACTTTTTTTATGAAGAAGCTGGTATAGCGCCTAGTATGGATAAAACAGTTGAATACTTGTTTCCAGCCTTACAATCTGGTGATATTACAACGGGAACTTTTATAGCTGCAGGTACTGTGGGTGATCTTGATCAATGTGAACCATTGAAGCACATGACCTTGTTTCCTGTAGTGAATTCTATATACCCTGTGACTACAGATTTATTAGATGATAAAGGTACAATAGGTGAGTCAGCTTTGTTTATTCCTGAACAATGGTGTATGCCACCTTATATTGACAAGTATGGTAACTCACTTGTTGAGGAAGCTTTAGAAGCTTTAAATGCTAAATTTGAAAAGTGGAAAAAAGATCTTTCACCAGAAAAGTACCAGTTACGTATATCACAGCATCCACGTAATATTGCTGAGGCTTTTGCTTACAGAAAATTATCAATCTTTCCACAAAATCTTGTTGCTGCACAGAAGAGAAGAATTGAGGAGAAAGACTATCCTTATGAATTTGTACAACTAGAGCGTAAAGTTGATGGCAAAATAGAACCTAAGGTCACAAACAAATTACCAATACTAGAATTTCCAATTACAAAAAACACAGAAGATAAAACCGGATCAATTGTTGTTTGGGAAAGACCTAACGCTAAAGCAGAGTGGGGAACTTATTATGCTTCTATTGACCCTGTGTCTGAAGGTAAAACTACTACATCAGAATCCTTGTGTTCTATTTATGTTTACAAGAATCCAATAGAGGTAACAAAGGTTGACACAGATCAAACACAAACAAACGTTGACAGAGACGGTATTGTAGCAGCCTGGTGCGGACGTTTTGATGACATTACTAAAACCCATGAAAGATTAGAGATGATCATTGAGTGGTATAATGCGTGGACAGTTGTAGAGAACAACGTTTCTCTCTTCATCCTATACATGATGAGTAAAAGAAAACAGCGTTACTTAGTACCTAAAGACCAAATGCTTTTCTTAAAAGACTTAGGTTCTAACAAGAATGTATTCCAAGAATATGGCTGGAAGAATACAGGAACTCTCTTCAAAGCCAACATGCTAAGTTATTTAATTGAATTCCTCAAAGAAGAGATTGATGTTGAGACCAAAGAAGACGGAACCATTGTAAGAACTACATTTGGCATAGAACGTATACCTGATATAATGGCTCTAAAAGAGATGGAAGCTTACACAGACGATGTCAACGTGGATAGATTAGTAGCACTTGCCGCACTCATTGCTTTTGCAAAAGTTCAACAAGCTAACAGAGGAATTCGTAGAAGAGTTGAAATTTTAGACAAGAAACATTTGCAAAAGTCAGAAAATTTGTATAAATTAAATAATAGCCCGTTTAAACATATAGGAATGGGTAAAGGAACTTTGGGTGGAAAGCCATCTAGAAATCCTTTTAAAAATATAAGATAAGACCATGAAAGTACTAAACGCAATGCAATTAAAGGCTGGGGCCAAATCCGAATACAACCGGATGGGAAGTATAACACAGCCTATTCAGTTTATTCCAAGAAAAGAAAAAGATGATGAATGGACAGCATGGAACTTGGATTGGCTTGAGTGGAACGGATTAAAACAAATCCGTAGAAACGCCCGTAGGCTAATGAAGAATTACAAACTTGCAAAAGGTGTAATTGATAAAGCAGACTACATTGTTGAACCAGATAATGAAATGAGAGATCTTGTAGAGACTCTTGTTCAAGAAGATGCAACAGCTTTAGAATTAAAGTTTTATCCTATTATCCCTAATGTTATAAACGTTCTCACATCAGAGTTTGCTAAACGTAATACAAAAACCACGTTTAGAGGAGTTGATGAATTTTCATACAATGAACAACTAGAAGCAAAAAGACAAGCTGTAGAAAATGTTTTATATCAACAAGCTGAACAAAAACTTCTTACGCAAATGCTAGAACAAGGTCTGGATCCTAATGATCCTGAAGTTCAACAGCAAATGCAACAACAAATGTCTCCAGAGAATCTTAAAACTCTTCCTGAAATACAAAGCTTTTTTGACAAAGATTACAGAAGTATGTGTGAACAATGGGCTGCTCATCAAATGAAAGTTGATGAAGACCGTTTTCATATGGATGAATTAGAAGAAAGAGCTTTCAGAGATATGCTTATTACTGACCGTGAGTTCTGGCATTTTAAAATGGGTGAAGATGACTATGAAGTAGAATTATGGAACCCTGTTCTTAGCTTCTACCACAAGTCACCAGATGCCCGTTACATTTCTCAAGGTAACTGGGTTGGTCGTATAGACATGATGACTATTGCTGACGTGGTTGACAAGTATGGTTACATGATGACTCAAGAACAAATGGAGTCTATTGAAGCCATCTACCCGGTAAGATCTGCAGGTTATCCTTTACAAGGATACCAAAATGACGGTTCTTATTATGATGCTACTAAGTCTCATGACTGGAACACTAACATGCCAGGTCTTGCTTACCGTCAATACACTTCAATGTGGGACAACTCCATTGCTCCTGGTGGAGATATAATAAATTGGATTATGTCTGAGAGTGAAGATTACGCTCCTATGGGTGCAGCTTTCTTACTCCGTGTAACTACAGCTTATTGGAAATCACAAAGAAAAGTAGGACACTTAACAAAAATCTCTGAGTCAGGTGAAACTATCACAGACATAATTGATGAAAGTTATGAGATCACAGATAAACCTGTTTATAACAACAGATTAATTAAAAACAAAACCAAAGACACCTTAGTATTTGGTGAACACATAGATTGGATATACATCAATGAAGTTTGGGGTGGTGTAAAAATTGGACCAAATCATCCTTCCTTCTGGGGTATGAACAATCCTGGAGGTATAAACCCAATGTACTTAGGTGTAGACAAAAACAAAATAGGACCTCTAAAATTCCAGTTCAAAGGTGATAATACGCTTTATGGATGCAAGCTTCCTGTAGAAGGAGCTGTATTCAATGACCGTAATACACGTTCAACTGCAATGGTTGACTTAATGAAACCATTCCAGATTGGCTACAACATTGTCAACAATCAAATTGCTGACATACTAGTGGATGAGCTGGGAACCGTAATTCTGTTGGATCAGAACGCGTTACCCCGCCATTCATTAGGTGAAGATTGGGGAAAAAACAACTTAGCTAAAGCTTATGTTGCCATGAAGAACTTCCAGATGTTACCATTGGACACGTCTATAACAAACACTGAAAATCCTCTTAACTTCCAACACTTCCAAACTTTGAACCTAGAGCAAACACAACGTATGCTTTCCAGGATTCAAATGGCCAATTACTTTAAGCAACAATGCTTTGAAGTTATTGGTATAACTCCTCAACGTCTTGGTCAACAAATAGGTCAAACAGATACTGCAAAAGGTATTGAGCAGGCTGTAACAGGATCATATGCTCAGACTGAAGTTTACTTTATTCAGCATTGTGATTACTTGATGCCACGCGTACATCAGATGCGTACAGACATTGCACAACATTATCATTCAACTAAACCTTCTTTACGTTTACAGTATGTTACAAGCAGTGAAGAGAAAGTGAATTTTGAAATCAATGGCACGGATCTTCTCCTCAGGGACTTAAACATTTATTGTACAACAAAAGCAAATCAACGTTCTATATTAGAACAAATGAAGCAAATGGTTTTAGGTAACAACACTACAGGAGCAACTATCTTTGACCTAGGTAATATCATGCAGACAGAATCTCTTGCTGAATTAAACAACATCTTAAAAGCTACAGACCGTAAAGCTAGTGAGCAACGTCAAGAGCAAATGCAGCATGAACAACAAATGCAAGAACAAGCTCAGCAAACAGCTCTTCAACAAAAACAAATGGAGATTGATGCTGAGATGCGTAAAGAAGAAATGCGTAACAGAACAACTCTTCTTGCAGCTGAAATCAAATCTGCAGGTTATGGTTCCATGCAAGACATTAATCAGAACATGCAGTCTGACTATGTGGATGCTATGGACAAAATTAAAGAGACTGATGAGTTTCAACAAGTGATGAGCTTTGATCAACAGAAAGAAGGAACTAAGGTTAACTTAGCCCGTGAGAAAAACACTATAGCCAAAGAAAAAATACAAGCTCAAATGACCATGAAGCAGATGGATTTAAACATAGCCCGTGAAAACAAGAACCGTTTTGACGTGTCAAAGAAAAATCCACCAAAGAAGAAAAAATAAAGTTAGCGTTATACTGCAAAAAATTTTATATGAGTTTTAAAATAAAGCAAATTTTTAAAGTTTATTTGCATAATTTTGTTATATTAAGTATAGAGTCAGTCAATTAAAACCAACCAACAACAAAAACCATGAGTGAAAACAAAGAAACAACAAGTGTTGAAACAGTAGATATGGATCTGGATCAGATCTTAAACATTGGTGACAGTGTTATGCTACCTTCAACAGGTTCTGCAGAACCCGCTAAACAATCATTGTTTAGCAGAAAAACAGAAGACCTATCGTTCCTTGACAAGCCTGAAAAAATGGAATCTGCAAAAGCAGAGTCTACAGAACCAGGAAAATCAGAATCTGCAGCAGCCGCTGCACCTTCAGTTTCTAAACAAGAAGTTGATGATCTTATCAACATGACAGCTGAAGAAGATGAGACTAAAAAAACAGGAAGACCAACACTTCAAAAAGAAGGTCTTGTAGAACTAACCAGTAAACTTATTGAGAAAGGATTACTTGTACCTTTTCAAAATGACAAAGGTGAAGATGAAGATATCAGCAAGTACAGTTTAAAAGATTTTGAAGAACTAATTGAAGCTAATTTTTCAGACAAAGAAGAAAAGCTTGGTAATGAAGTTACTAAAGATTTTTTTAAAGCTTTACCTGAAGAGTTTCAATTTGCCTACAAGTACATCAATGACGGAGGAACAGACCTTAAAAGTCTATTCAGAACTTTAGCTCAAGTTGAGGAAGTACGTCAAATGGATCCAGGTAATGAGGGTGATGCTAAACATATAGTACGTAGCTACTTACAAGCTACAAACTTTGGTACAGTAGAAGAAATAGAAGAAGAGATTGTAGCATGGGACGATAGAGGTGAAATTGAGGCTAAAGCTGCTAAATTTAAGCCAAAGTTAGATGCAATGACTGAAAGACAGGTTGCATACAAACTACAACAACAAGAAGCTTTACGCCATCAACAAGCTGAACAAGCTCAACACTATATGGACAGTGTTTATAAAATACTTGAGCCAGGTGATTTAAACGGAATAAAACTAGACAGAAAAACACAAAACCTTCTCTTCACCGGACTTACTCAAGTTAACTATCCTTCTGTTTCTGGAAGACCTACTAACTTACTAGGTCATCTACTAGAGAAGTATCAGTACGTAGAACCTAATCATAGTTTACTTTCTGAAGCACTTTGGTTACTTGCTGACCCAGATGGGTACAAGTCTAAAGTACGTGAGAACAATAAGAAAGAAGTAGTAGCTGAAACAGTACGTAAACTGAAGTCTGAAGAGAAAAACAAAATAGCATCTTATACACCGGATGATGAAGCACCTGCTAAAACAGGACCAAGACTTTCTCGTACAAACACAAGCGGATTTTTTAAACGTTAAACCTTAAAACAATATAACAATGAAATCAAAGAAAACAATCACAACAAAAAAAAGCACTGTAGGAACAGGTGGTATGGCACCATCAAACACTCCACCTAAAGGTGCTATCCCATCAAAAAAAATGGGCGGAATGACTAAGCCTAAAATGAAAATGGGCGGAGCAAAAAAGAAATAAACCCAGTAATAAATTATAAACCCTAAAACAAAAAAAAAGAAATGAGCACTCCAGTATTAAACAACGGTCTCTTCTTACGTGATACGCAGTACGCTGCAAGTTCACACGTAGACTCATATCACTTAGTGAATATGTTAAAAGACTCTGAACCAATGGACTTGGGTCCAGTAGACATTTGGGCAATGACCCAAAAAGTTGAAATGCCTTTGTACCAATTATCATCTTTTGGTGGTAAAAACATCATCATGGTAGACAATGCCCGTGGTGAATACAAATGGCAAACTCCTATATCACAGGACTTAGCTTACATTATGGAAGATATTGAACCAGGTAATGCTTTTAAAGGTATTGACGGTACAACTTTCAAAATCAAAATCAACCGTAGAGAATTTGGTCATGGTGATATCATCACTTATGATAAGTTCAACGGAGCTGAATTGTACATCACTGCAGATGACATCTTACCTTTAGGTGATGGTTTCATTTACACTGTGCAATTAGTAAACAATGACAGTTATAAGTTTTTAGAGAACAAGTATTTAGTTCCTCAAACTAAAGTGTTCCGTAAAGGTTCTGCTAGAGGTGAGTATGGTGAAAGATTCTCTGACATCCAAACTCGTGCTGGTTTCCGTGAATTCTACAACTTCGTAGGAGGAGCAGAAGCACATGTTCATTATTCAATCAGCTCTCGTGCTGACATGATGATCAAAGGTGGTATGAATGCAGATGGTACAGTTCCTGTAACTGAAATCTGGAGAAACTTTGACAAGTCAATGGATCCAGCAATCACTAAGATTGAAGACATTGCTTCTAGAATGGGTAAAGATTACTTGAAGCGTGCTGTTGGAAACGGTACACTTACTCGTACTTTCTTAACTACTATGGAAGCTGCTCACTTAACTAAGATTGCTACTGACATTGAGACCTACTTAATGTGGGGACATGGTGGACGTGTTAAGCAAGATGGTCCAGATGATATGCGTTTATCAGTAGGTCTTTGGAAACAATTAGACAACTCATTTAAGCGTGTTTATAACAAGTCTAACTTCAACTTAGAATTGTTCCGCGGTGAGATCTACAACTTCTACGCTGGTCGTGTGGAATTCCAAGGTCCAGATCCTAAGCGTCAAATCATTGTTCAAACAGGTATGGGCGGTATGAGATTAGTAAATGAGGCTATCAAGCGTGAAGCTGTTAACTCAGGTTTAGTAATCCAAGCTGCTAGCAACAATGGTATCGGTGCTATCTCTGGTCAAGGTATGGACTTAAACTTTGGATTTGCATTCACTTCATACGTTATTCCATTCTTGGCTAACGTGAAGTTTGTGTTAAACCCAGCGTTTGATAACTTACATACAAATGACATTGAGAACCCAATCATTGATGGTAATCCTTTATCATCTTATAGCTTCATCATTTTTGATATCACTGATACCGGAAATGACAACATCTACATGTTGAAGTTATCTTGGGATAATCAATTAAAATGGTGGTACCAAAATGGTACTATGGACTACATGGGAAGAACTCAAGGGTTCCAATCAAGTGGTCAATTTAATGGTTACCGTGTAATGATGACTCAAACAATGCCAGCTATCTGGGTAAAAGATCCTACCAAGGTTCTAAAGATTGTTATGAGAAACCCAATCACTGGTGGATCATTCTAATACTTGTGCCTGAGAAGGGGGTCTCTCATACTTTCCCTCTTCTCACTAAGGCACTTTTCCCCGGGGATGCGTTCATATCAGAGCTCGCAACTCTGCCCGGGAACTAATTATTAACTTTAAAAAATAAAACTATGTCATTCTTAAAAAAATTTGTAAATGCTAATGTAGTAGGAGGTTTTAATTTTTTTTCTGGTCAAGGTGATAACCAAATAGCTAGATTAAAAAATCTTAATTCTCTTGTAAACTCTCTAAATTCTACAGTATTTGGTAACTACTCAGCTCTAGAAGTATACCGTATAACAGAAACTCTTGGTGTGGCACCATTGACACTTAGTAAATTTACATCACTAGGAGTTAGTCCAGGTGATTGTAATTGTGTAGATGGTGCTGATTATGATAGATGTACAGACAACGGAGAAAAAGGATTTAAGTGTTCAGATTCTTACATGTCAGCAAGTAGAATAACACCCGGAGTATATGATTTTATATTAGCTCCAGAAAACCCCAATAGTTTTTCAGGATTTTCTCTAAGTTTTGGACCTGTTGCAGAACTAGGAGTTATCATCAATATGGAGATAATATCTCCTACTCAATATAGAGTAACCGCTTTTAATACAATAACAGGTTTACCAATGAATAATGTATTAACCAATACAGATGTACAAGTTAGAATCTGGGGATAAATAATTACCAAACCAACAATATAAACCAACAAAAACCAACAAAAATGAGTGTAACAATCGTGTCTACCCCGTATGACGTAAAAAGCGGGAACATATCAGTAAAGCCTTACTTTGATCCTAATGTGAGTAACTTAGGTTTAGAGAAGTACGGCATATCATTATATGACGGAGTATTTCATCAAGAGCAATTAGCTTGTATTGAAAGAAACGGGATTAAACGTTATTTGACAGGATTAAATGAGTTTGCTCCAGAAGTAAAACTTATAAATGATCCAGAAGTGAGAGAAGCAAAAATTAAAGAAATCCGCACGGTAGTAGCACAACTTGAAAGAGAACTTGCTGCAAATGTTGTAGACCCTAATGATTCTGAATTCTGGAATAAACTAAAACTTTTACGTCATGACAATGATGAGTTCTGGAATGAAATAACAATGCGTTGTGGAAATGATCCTGTAGCTTTAGATCCTGCTAAAGATCCTTATGACTTAATCAAGTTATACGCAATAGAAGCAAATGGTTTTGCTATGATTGCTCCTTCTTTTGAAGCTGCACGTAGCCGCAATGTCTCACCTAAGTTTTACTTAGACAAATACATTGACACTGTATCTACTAAGACAGAAGTTAAGAAAATCAAAAACAGAGCTATATCTGAACTTGACAAGTTGTTTAACAAGAACCAAAACAAGTTGTTTTATGTTGCAAAAGTTGTTGACGGTAATAGTGTACAGTACAAGAAGAAAACGCCTAATGATGTAATTTATGACAACATGGACCGTTACATCAATGGTGAAGGCATAGAGAAGAATTTGAAGAGAGCTGCAGAATCTTTCTTAAATGCAGTAGAGCTAGACATGGAAACCTTAAAAATAAAGTCCATGGTAAAAGACTCTACCTTCTACAAAATAATATCTGCAAAACCAGATGGTTTTATATACCACACAGACACATCTTCTCAAATGGGAAGAAACGCAGCTGAGTGTATAGAGTTCTTAAAAAACCCTCTGCAAGAATCAATTCTAGTGGACATAACCAAGAAGCTAGAAAAACATTGGAATCAATAACTTAAAACATAAATACAATGGCTGGAACAATGAAAACCCAAAACAAATTTCCTGAGGTTGTTACAAACCCAACAAGGTACACAGGAGGCAAGAATGCTTCTCCAGTGGTAGTTACTAACCCAACTCGTTACACAGGCGGATTAAACAAAGCTGCATGTGATGTGCCAACCGGAAAGTTGAAAAAGTAATGGCTAAAAAGAATTGGATAAAGGATGCAGTTAACCCTAAACATAAGGGTTACTGCACCCCCATGACTAAGCCTACTTGTACTCCAAAACGTAAAGCTCTTGCTAGAACGTTCAAGGCAATGGCAAAAAAGAAATAGTTATGGCAAAACAATCTGCAGCAACCTCAATTAAACAAACCTTCGGTAAACGCAAGGTGGGAAAACTTGCAAAGCGCAGTGGACCCAAAGAAAAACATGTTAAAAAATATAAAGGCCAAGGCCGTTAAAAGTATGAAAAAAGTAATCAAAAAAAGCAAAGGTGGTTCAATCACCAAGACAGAAGGTAAAACTACCTCTGGTGTAACTAGCAATTATGAAAACTACAAAGCTCCTAAAGTATCAACAGGTCCAGCACCTGCTATGAAAAAAGGTGGTATTGTAAAAGCTAAAAAGAAAAAGTAATGGCTAAGAAAGGATTATATGCAAACATCCATGCTAAGAAAGCCCGTATCGCAGCGGGCTCTGGCGAGAAGATGCGTAAAGTTGGCGCTAAAGGTGCTCCTACTAAACAAGCATTTATTAACTCAGCTAAAACAGCAAAGAAGAAATAGCATGTCAAAAGAAGAGGAGAATCACAAGTATGATCTAATCATATACAATGGCAGAGTCAAGGTATATGTAGATGGTTATGTGATGTTCACCTTTAATCAGATAGACTTTAAGGGTTACTACTCTTACAAAGATGACACAGATTTATATGGCTTGGACATATATTTGATGAATGAAAAAGGTGGAGCAACAACAATGGAGATATACTTTAAGACAAAACACAATTGGTTAAACATACTTAAACTATTAGACAGTAAATTATAATATGGCAAAATCACCAGCTTGGCAACGTAAAGAAGGTAAGGCTCCTAGTGGAGGTCTTAATGCTAAAGGCAGAGCTTCTTATAATAGAGAAACTGGAGGAAACTTAAAAGCTCCTCAACCTGAAGGCGGATCAAGAAGAGATTCTTTTTGTGCACGCATGAAGGGAATGAAGAAAAAATTAACTAGTGCAAAAACGGCTAATGATCCTGATAGCAGAATCAATAAGTCATTACGTAAGTGGAAATGCTAAACTCAACTATACTCATAAAAGTAAAACAAAGGCTAAACAAGCTAGCTAGTAATGATTATGACAATATTCAAGACTGGCAAGTTATTGAAGCTTTCAACAAAGGCCAGGTTGACTGGTGCCGTAGAAACCTTCATGGCTTAAACGTCAAACAAGAAGGAGATGAACAATCAACCCGCCGTATTGATGACTTACAAATCTTGCTTACAACAACGCCTTTATTAATAGTTGACAAGAAAGATTACTATGAAAGTCTGTCAATTCCCTCTGATTATCTTCAGTGGAAGAGAATATCCACAAAAGCTAAAACAGATTGCTGCGGATCTAAAAGAATGATAGTTTACCTAGCTGAACAAGCAAACGTAGATGAACTTCTTAGAGACAAAAACAAAAATCCAAACTTTGAATGGGGTGAAACTTTTGCTACCTTTAAAGACAATAAAGTTCAGATTTATACAAACAACAAATTTGAAGTTGTAGAACCTGAGCTTATATATTACAGACAACCAACTGGTATTCAAATAGCAGGAGTTACAGATCCTTACACAGGAGTTATTGCTTCTACTGACGTACAATCTGAGTTTAAAGATGACTTAGTAGAACTCTTTGTAGATGAATGTGCTAAGATTATTGCCGGTGATATTGAGTCACAATTACAAATGACAAGACAACAACAAGTAGTAGAAAACAATAACTAATGGAAAACAGAATATTAAAAAGAAACCCTGAACCTGTAAAAGGTATTAGCAGACCTGAAACAAAAGCAGAACCTGTTAAAGCAAAACCAGCTTCAGATACAGGAGTTGGTGGAAGTTCTTTAGATACTATGGTAAGTGCCTGTGTATCAGAAATTATGAATGCTGCAACAAGTTTTCATAAACTGCATTTAAAAGTAAAAGGTGATGGATCTTATGCTGCACATAAAGCGCTTAATGAACTTTATGATGCTTTACCAGGTCATGCTGACACTTTAGCTGAAGGATATCAAGGAGCCTCTGAAAAACTTTTGTCTTATACAGAAACTACTCCTAGAATACTAGATACAGTTTCAGATGCTGTAGCTTATTTAAGAGATTTGTCAGCTATTATCACAAAACTACAAGGAATGCTGCCTTACTCAGAAATTGTTAACAACTTGGATTTGGTAAAAGACTCTATTAATTCAACTAAGTACAAATTAATCTTTTTAAAATAATTGAGAAAAATTTTGCAATTTGAATAAAATTGCTTATATTAAAGTATATTTTTGTAAAACCCTAAAAAAAAAGAAAACATGGCCTATTTTAATCACGCCTTTAACAAAGTGTTCTTGGGAACACAAGACTCTGGACCTGGTGCCGGACAAAACCCAAACCCAAATCTTGTAGATGGTTTCTTAATCACTGCAGGTAAACAATCAGTAGAATTAGGTAATACTAGTTCAATCGCTGCAAGCAATTACGGAGTAGGAAGCTACGGCTTTTTCGTAAATGACCCATCAAGTGGATTGATCTCAGTTGATACAACCTATTTCAGCTACAACACTTGTTGCCCATTAACTTTAGCTTCAGCTTCATTGTTGAGCAAAGATAAATTAAACCAGTACACTGGTGGCTACAAAGAGTCAAACAAGTCAAAGTTAATCAACCCTAAGTATATCCAAAAAGTATACCGTGTTGATAGCTGTACTCCTCAACAAGCTGTAATTTCAGTTGGAACTACACCTCAAACAATTATCCCAGGATTACCTGCTGATAATTTTCAAGGTGGTACAGTACAAGCAAATTGCTGCTACAACTTCTTATGTGGTGAAACTTACTACTTAAGAATTGACATCAAAGGTTCTCCTGCATTGCGTTTCTTAAATCACAATGCTTACCAAACACTTTCTGCTTACACAGGATGTTGTACTGGACCTACTCCAACTAATGTAGATCCTACTTTAGTTTACATTGAGTGGGCTAAAGCATTAGTTATAAACAACTACTTAAAAGACTTAGCTGCTCCTGTAGTTTATGACTACACTCAAGTAGCATGGTATGCTCCAGGAACTACTGTAACTTATGATGGAACTAACACTCCAGTTACTCCTGCAGAGTGGTGGACTAATTATCCAGCTTCTGCTCAAGCTATTGCTTGGACTAGTGCATTACCTAACACTTGTGAAGCAGGTTTACGTTTATTTGGTGCTTATGTAGAGACTAAGTTTGGTAACTGTTCTTTCCAAGTTACTGACTTCTTTGAAAAAGAGCCAGTACGTTTATATGCTTCATTAGTTGACTACAACGGTGATCCATGTGTATTTGAAGGACTTTGTGTATACAACGATTGTCGTGGTATCCAAGGTATGGGCTTTGGTGAGCAAGTTGTTCGTGACTTGATTTTATCAGAGAGATACTTACAAAACTTCTTTGCAACTGATATTCGTATCAGGGAAATCACTCAAGGAGATCAAATCCTTAACAGTGTTGACCGTAATGCATTGTACACAAGATATTACATCTTACACAGTGTACCACGTTTCAACAACCCAACTGGAACTTTTGACAATGACCGCTACATGTTAGAGATTATTTCAAATGGAACTAACGCAGCTTTAGAGGCTTTCTTAACCGCTTGGTTAGCAAGTTGCCCTAACTGTGTTGAGTTAGAAACTGAAGATTGTACTCGTTGTTGTGTAGTTACTGACGGCGGAGTAGTTCCGACTCCTCCTTGCTAATCAGCAACTTTATTTTAAAATTAATAAGGGAGAGAGAATATGTTTCTCCTCCCTTTTTTTTCTTTAATTCAACTTACAAACAATAAAATGGCACAACATGTATTAAGTCTAGAAGCCCCAGATACACTAAACAGATGTATACTAAGAGTTATAGATACAAGCGTTTACAATGATCAGATTCCTGTAATCTGTCCTCTTCTACAAATAACATTGCCAGGTTTTAGCACACCGGCTCAAATTACTGAGCCACAACTACAACCAGGATTTAGTCTTAATCTTACTGCTTGTGATCTTGGTGTACAAAGTGCTGGATGTGGTTCTAATTACAATGAGCTTCCTGATGGTATCTACATTATAAAATACAGCGTATCTCCTAATGAGATTGTATATGCTGAATATAATCACTTGCGTATTACAAAAGCACTAAACCGCGTAGAAGGGATATATTGTGATCTTGACTTAGGAACTTGTGAGCCACCTCAAACATTACTTGATAAATTAAACAAAATCAGGCTAATACAACAATATTTAAAAGCTGCAAAAGCCATGGTAGAAACTTGCCATCAACCAAAAAAAGGCATGGATCTATATGGTTACGCTACAAGGCTTTTAGATAAAATGACTTGTACAACCTGTAATAATAGAAATTACTAAACCAATAAAAACAAAAAAAGTATGGGAATCCAATGTCCAAATTGCAAAACAACTCTAGGCTGTGGTTGTCAAAAAAGAACAGCGCGTAATGGTGCACAAGTATGTGCTAAATGTATTGCTTCTTATGAAGCTCAATTGACATCTAATCCATCAACACCAAAACAAACAACAACAACTTTGTTTCAGCCTAAAAAATAATATATAGAAATGGCATGTTATAAACTCTCTTCTTGTATAGCTAGTAATACTACGGTTATTTATTCTAATCAAGCAACTCTTGCTCCTTTAGTTGGAGGTACTACTGAAATTTTTCCTTACACTATAGCTGGAGGTTATCCATTAGATATATGCTTTACAGTAGAAGAAGTTTTTGCGCCATGTTCTTGTGGGCCAATTGATCCGTTTACAGAAGCTGATATTTTAGGCGTATGTGAATGTGGTAATACAGGAATTTGTTATACTCTTACAGATTGTAATAATCCTGCTATTACATTTGATACCTTAACAAACCTTAATTCTTATGTAGGATTTAATATAAGTGTTGATGAATATCCTGGATGTTTTATTGTGGGGTCAAAACCTATAGCAATGTGTGCAGATGCTGCACCTGTTACTTGTGTTCAACCTTGTGTATGCGCTATCTGTTATCAAATTAGAAACTGTGAAGTTATTGGTGCAACTTTTAATATAAGTTACACAGGAGCTCTTTTTGCAAATGATGTATTAAGTCTTAATGCAATAGACATTCCACCAGGTTATGAGATATTTCCTAACTGCTGGAGTGTAGTTGGTGCTGTAACTTGCGATAGCACTGAAACTGCTATAACTACTTACACTCCTCAAACAAGCTGTATGCTTTGTTTAGGTTTGTATTACATTTTACAACCTTGTGATTTTGACGGAACTACACTTTGTACAAATTCTAATCTAGAGGATTACTTAGAAGAAACTATAACAGGCGGTGGATTAACCGGTTGCTATACTGTAAGTACAGCTTCAGGAGTTTGTGAAAGTCCTATTATAGTTAATACTGAAACTGTAGAACCTTGTGACTGTCCTCGTTGCTATAACATTGTAGCCTGTGATGATGAACTTATAACTTACCAAGTTTCTACACCAACATATCCTGGATTTAATACAGTAATATCAATTACTAGTATTTTTCCTCTTCCTCCTGGGGTACCTAATTGTTGGAAAGTAAAAGGTGAAACAACCTGTTTAACTTCTATTCCAACTATTACTTACACTACGCAAGTAGATTGTATTACTTGTCTTTCTGCAGGCGTAACTTGTTATAAGCTAACATCTTGTGATGGACAAACTGTAATATATTCAACATCAAATCTTTCAGCTTATGTAACACCATCTTTAAGTATTAGTGGTGTTCCTGGTTATGCTGGTCAATGTTTCTTAGTAGAAGAAGCCTTGAGAGGTCAATGTTTTAATCCCATTCTAATCCCTTCTCCTGTAATATGCACTTGTGAATGTTATCTATTAGTAGATTGTACTACAGATCAAGATTACATAACCGTATTCAATCCAACAACTAACGGTGTTAATTTAAGCTTATATGTAGGACAAGTTGTAGGAACTGTTTGTACTATTTCTGGTAAATCTGAAACATGTGTAAATGGTTGTTGGAGAGTAGAAGAAGCAGAATCTTGTGATGGTGCCGTACCACGTAAGCTTATTAATTTTAAAGATACTTGTGAAATTTGTACTCAAGTATGCTATGGTCTTAAAGACTGTGATACTCAACAAATTGTTTATACTGTATCTTATACAGTTCCAAATACAAATCCTAGCATACCTAATCCAGCTACTTTAGTAGGTCAAGTATTAGGTGATTTATGTTTTACACCAGCAGCTGGTGGTTGTGTTGTAGGTTGTTATGAACTTGAAATAATAGGACCTAACAGTGACTGTATTAATGCTATAAACTGGACTGAAGTTGTAAGTTATAATAATTATCCAACTTGTTTAGCTTGTAAAAGCTCTTGCTATTTACTAGAGCCATGTGATAAAACTCTTTCTTCTATTATAGTAAACAACAACTTAAGCTCATATCTTAATGAGATTATAAAAGTTTGTGTTTCTGATGGCTGTGCATGCTATACTGTAAAACTTTCACAAACATGTGACAATGATATTACAATTGCTAATCCTACATCTAGTGTTTTATCTTGTGATGAATGCAATGCTTGTTATTGTCCTCCAGGATATGAAAAAGTAGGAGACATTTGTCAAAAAATAGTAACTGTTCCTGCTACACCTGGTCCAATAACTTATATTGCTGCCCCCGGAGACAAGAATGCAGCCTACGGTTCTTTAGGTGCAAACTTTTACAATAACATTACAACTTTACCTTTTCCTCTTACGCAAGTTGGAGCAAGCGACTTTCAAGATGCTGCTTCTACCAACCTTACTGTTTATTCAGGATCACCGCTTACAGCTGGTGTATGGGGTAGTGGACCAAATTCAAGGTTAAACACCGTTGGTATTTGGACAACATCATCTCCTAATCCTGTTAATGAGTGGATTGGTTTTACAGCTTGTGTTAATATTCCTACTACAAAAACTTATTGTATTGGTGTTGCCGGTGATAATAAGTTTAGATTAAGCGTAGATGGTACGTTAATAGTACAAGCTCTTAATGTAAATGTATTCAACTTTAACTTCTGGCATGTATTTGAGATTACATTAACTCAAGGTTTCCATGTGTTTAAACTAGAAGGTTTAAATGACAGTGGAGCAGCAGCATTTGGTGCTGAAATTTATAATGCAAATTCAGTTACTCTACAAGCATTTACTACAGCTGCTCAACTTCAAAATCCTAGTATTACAATATTCAGTACCTTTAATAAGATTGGCACTGCTTTTTCTACAGGTGTAAACTCAGGATATATTTGTCCTCCGGGTTCAACTTTTACTGACTGTGGTAGCGGACCAAGCTGTACTGTAATACAAACGGCTCCTTATGTACCATGTGAACCAACTTACAAAGTTGTTGATTGTGACGGTAAGCAAGCAGACTTTATTACTAATACAGATTTATCTGATTATGTAAACAATGGCTACTTTAAAGTTTGTATACCATCACCACCACCTTTATTAAAAACAATTGAGCCACAACCATACGCTTATACACTTACTGACTGTAAAGGTATAGTACCAGATATCTGTAGTATTACAAACTTATACCAATATCTTAATACAAGTGTTGTACTTGTAGGTTATCCAGGATCTTGCTTCACAGTTACTGCAAATCCTGACGGTCAAATTTGTGAAGACCCTACAGAAGTTATTGTAAACAGAGAGGCAACTTGTGATTGTGATCCTCCTCCTAATCCGGTTTGGGCACCAGGTTGTTACTGTGTATCTGTTTTACCAGCAGACTCTGCTATAGGTCCTGATTTTTTAGGTGATTTTGGAGACGGCTTTGCTTCTTGTGAAGCTTGTAAAAGAATATGCTACATCCTTACTGATTGTAAAGGTATAGAAGATCCTATTGTTGTCACAGGAACAGATCTTGCTGATTGCGTAGGTGGTGTAATAAAAATAAAAGACTGTGAAGATGTTTGTTGGCAAGTAGAGTTAGCTGAAAGTTGTGACGGTTGTATAAAAGAAGTTACAGTACTTGAATGCTTTCCTGCACCTGTTCAAACTAAAGTTTGTCGTTATGAAGCTATTCTTACATATGAGGCAACAGACCTTATAAGAATAATCATCAACGGTACTCAATACAACTCACCTGCTATTGGATACTGTGATCCTCAAAACTGGATTGACTGGTTGAATAGTTTAAATCTAGGTGTGTTTACATTTGAAGCAGATGATACGTCACCATGTCCTATTATAACTATAATAGCTACAGGAACAGCAACTTACGGAGACTTATGTTATATAGATCCTCAAGGTACACCAGTATGTGCTCCTAAAATTTGTGTGACAATTCCTATTGTAGATCAACCAACACCATGTGAAGCTTGTGCTCCACCTCCTGCAGTAGTTATACCGGTTATAGCTCTTAAGACAAGAGCTGTAGAACCAGGTTACAAAACACCAGTTTGTTCTCCTGAATATTATGACAAAGTAAACTGTACTTATGCTGATCAAGTTAATAACCAAATGCTTTCAGCTAGATACGGATTAACAGTTTGTTGTGATGAGGACCTGGACAAATGGGACATCAAAAAAGAATTATTAGATCTTCAATCAATTAAAAATCCAAATTTACCATGAGCTGTTATAATCAAATGAGTACATGTAATACCTGTTATCAACCGGTATGTTGTTGTCCAAAACCTGTGCCACCACCTCCACCTACTAGAACTTGTAAGTCTCCTTTTGACTTTTTCTTCGGTGAAATATTAAACTGTTATATTGATCAACCTTGTCAAAACACAAACTGTACAAGCCCCCTAATATATGCTATTAACACTGCTGTAGCTCAAGCAACAACACCGTCAATAACAGATATTGTTACATCTTGGAACACATTGATGGATGGTGGTATAGTAATGAGCAATACAGGAAATAAACCTTTATGTTGTCCTGGTTGCTGCGGTGATGATATTTATTACTTAGGAGGAGCTAGCAAGTACTTGTTAGTTCAAAATAATATTAACTATCCACCTAACTGCTGTTTAAACTTTAGAACAAACTCAACAGTATCTACAAGTATAAACAACTTCTTTAATAACAAAAATTGGTCTTTCCCTGTAAAATGTGATAATACATTTGAAGCATGTGTGAATTTACTATTCAGTAAAGTTAATAACCAAGCTGCTTTACTTACAACAGGAATTGTTGAGTTACCTACAGCAGGTTACAAAACTGAAGTTTGCAACTTGATAAACACTTTAACGGCTATTACACCAACTCTTTCTTCTGCTAATCTAGGAACTTTTGTAAGCAACCTTATGACAAAAGGTTTTGTATATGGCTGTTATAATGGTCAAATCTTTATAGGAAGTGCAGACGCTTTTATAACATGGAATAACGCTAATTAATAACAACTATGGGAACAATATATTATCCAAACGGCAACACAAGTTCTACATCAGGAACACCCGCCTCAAACAACAACAGCACAACCTATCTAAACTTGTTGACTAACATGTTACAAACAGGATTATCAATAAGCAATGGTGACGGGTCTTATTGCTGTCCAGAATGTTTAGATGGTACACAAAGAATTTATTTTTTAGCAAGCCTTCCTAAGGCTACGATAATATTAGACACATTAGGTTACCAATATGGTGACAAGTTAAACTGTTGCGTTAATATTAGTAGTGTTACAAGTAGTACAGCTTATACAACTTTCTTAGAGCGTTACACTTATGATTGTTGTACAAACAATTTTTCATCTTGTGTAAATGAACTTACTTCTAAATTAGGAGCAGCTTGTTGCAATGAATTACAACAAATAGGTATTGTAGAGTATGGAACACTTGAGCTTACAGAATCTTCTCCTTTTTGTGCAGTTTTATCCAACTTATTAAAAGTAACACCAGCCTTAACTGATGAAGAACTTTGTAGCATATACAAAGAAATACTAAATGAAGGTATCATCATCAAGTGTGATGGTTGTAATGTGACTATAGAAAAAGGTCCTCCTTTTCCAATTTGCTACTGCTATAAAATAACAGTACCAGAGTTTATAGGTACAAAATCTGTTACAGTAACTTGTAACGGTGTTACTACACCACATACAAATTTAACTATTGGTGATCACTATTATTGTTCTGAATCAGAACCTGTAGTTTCTAATCCTGCTATTACATATTTGCAATTAGCAGACTGTTCTACAGTTACATGTACAAATCCTCCGCCTCCATGTACTTGTTATGAGTTTGTTATTACAGCTCCTAACTTAGCTCCAATTCCTTTACAAGTAACTTGTCAAGGTCAAACTACAAGTTATAACTTAAATCAAGGTGTATACAGATATTGTTCTGACACATATCCGGTAGTTTCTCCTGAAGTAATTGTAAACATATTAGACGATTGTGACTCTGAACCTTGTGTATCACCTCCTCCTCTAAATTGTGCTTGTTATAGAATAGAAAACGGTGGAATTGCACCTTGTGAATTTACATACAAAGATTGTTTAACTAATACTACAATATTTGAAAATATACAAGTAGAGCAAGTTTTATATTTATGTGCACCAACTCCAAGTACATTTGTATCAGCCTGTTTATCAGATTTATTAATTACACAACAATCTGCAGACTGTTCAGCTTGTATATCACCTGCTCCAATACCTTGTATTTGTTACCAAGTTACAGTTGATTATGATACTCCGGGGTTTGTAGCATCTTGTGATTTTAATTCTATAAACTGTGCAGGAGTTGCTGTAGTTACATTAATCTCAGGTTCAGGATATATTTGTTCACAAACAGTACCTGTACCAGATAAATGTAGAGGTCTTATTGTAACAATTAATCAAATATTAACAGGTGATTGTACAGATCCAGCTATAGGTTGTCCTCCAATTATACCTTAATAAAACTTGCAAATGACATTAAATTTTATTATATTAATACTATGAAACCTACAAACTCAAAAACACAAAGTTGTGATCCAGTATCTTCAAACTGTGTAATCTGGCAAGGACCAGATTTACCTTGTATCAGTCTCTGTAAAGGAGACTCTGTGAGTGATGTGGTTTACAACATGGCTGTAGAATTATGTAAGTTACAAGATATGCTTACCGTTGATGGAGCTAATTATGACTTATCATGTTTTAATTTGACATCTTGTTCACCTTCTACTTTCCCTAAGCTATTACAGTTTATAATGGACCGTCTTTGTGCTGTAGAAAAATGCTCAGGTTGTGTGCCGGATTGTAACGGTAATATAACAACACCTCCTACAACAGGTACAACAGGATGTCCTGATTGTGAAATGACATTAGCACCTTGTTTTCAGTTTACTAATGGTATAGGTGATCTTATAACTGTTTTACAGATGAAAGATTATATTACTGCAATTGGTAATAAAATCTGTACTCTTACTAATAACACGTCAACAAATACTACAGGTATTACTGATTTAGGTAACCGTGTTACAAATGTAGAAGGAAATGTAACAACACTTCAAAATACACAATACATTCCTCCTGCTGTAACTCCTGTATGTGTTTTACCATCTACTCCTACTTCAATGGAGAATGTGCTTACAGCTTTAGAAACACAGTTTTGTGATTTAAGAACTGCAACAGGAACGCCAACTGAATTATACTTGAACATTGCAAAACAATGTGCTGGTTTAAATTCAGATACAGCTCTTAGTCCTTCAGGAGGACCAATGTCAGCAATACCGGGTTGGTCAACAACTGTTAGTACACTTGCTGAGTCTGTTGGTAACTTATGGTTGACTATATGTGACTTACGTTCAGCTGTAAAAAATATTCAAGTAAACTGTTGTCCTTCAGGATGCTCAGGTATAACTCTAAGCTTATTTGGCATTTATGAATCTGCACCTCAGATAATGAATGTGGTTGTAAACGGAACCATTCCTTCTGGGTTTACACAATGCTCTGGTAGCACAATAATCAAAATATCAGACAGTACTGGTAATTCAATTACAGTACCATTTGACTTAATAGGATTCTTAAATGCTCCAGGTGGATTTGCTGTAAGCTTAGCTTCAACTATAATCAATACAGCTTTAGACTTAACTATTGAAATTGAACCATGCTTAACTGATGGTACAAGTACTTGTGAATCATGTTTAGATTATGTTTATTCAAATAGTCCTGGTTGTCCTGTGGTAACATTAATAGCTCTTGAGACAACTGTACAATATGACTTTATAACTCAAACTGGAAACTACACTTACACTGCTGACCTTTATGATGCAACAGGTACAATATTAATTGTATCAAATACTTACATTTCTACAGCTGCTGTACCAGTTACAGGAACATTAGTTGGCTTAGGTGGAGGAACCGTATACAAATTCCGTATAACTGTTGTACCTACATCTTGCTCTGCTTGTCCTATAGTAACTTGTCCTTTTACAGAAGTTGAAACATTACCTGTACCTTGTACACCACCAGAAGATGTAACAGCAGTAATTATTTGGGAACCAGAGCTTTAAAAAATTAGAAAATGGCAAATTGTAAAAATAAAAATTGTGGATGCAATGACACGGCGCTAACAACACCAGCGCCATGTTCTTGCAACGTAGTAACTTGTCCAACTCCAGACATCTGTTCTGAAACATGGAGTGACTGTTGTGTTATCCATACAGGAGATACAATAGCTGATATAGGAATAAACAAAGGAGAACGTCTATGTGATATTCTTCAAAAGTTAACTCTTATGATCACCAATCCTGATTGTGTTATACCAGGAGCAGAGTGTGGTTCAGCTATAGGCTTTAAGTCAACAACAATAACAAGTACAACTCTTGGATTATTTTGGGGAGCTGTTACCGGCGCAACAGGATACGTGGTTGAACATCGCGTGCCTACAACCCCAACTTGGACAACTCTTCCTTCCGTGACTGTAAACACAGCAACAATATCAAGTCTATTACCAAACACTGATTACTACGTACGTGTTAAAACTGTATGTGCATCTGTAAGTACTTGTTATTCAGTAACCCTATTATTAACAACTAAACCAGCTTAATCATGACAACAATAACAGTAACTTTTACTTCATATTTTACAGGTACACACAGAGTGTGTTACCGTTTGAATGGCACAGGTGCATATAACTGTAGTACTATTGTTTCTTGCTTAGGTCTTGGAAATACATGTAGTGCAGTTATAACTTTTCCTTTTGTTGATCCATCTGGTGAATGTGACCCAGTAGATGTTGACGGATACGTGCAACCAACTTGTGAACCAGAAGGTTCTTTAACATCACGTATACCATTCACAGGAAGTTTTGTACCGTGTATACTATAACATTAAACGTCACGGTTTGTTGGTAGGACGTGACTGACAGGTAAATGCCCCGGAGTAATCTGGGGTTTTTGCTTTTTAAACAATAAAAGTTTATTTTTAAACTTCAAAAAAAATTTGTATATTGTAATAAGTGTAGTATGATGAAGAAAATCAATAAGCCAGATCTTAATGCTCCAAGGTTCAGACCTACAAGAAAGACTGTTTGTGACAATGAATTTTTTGAAAACTTCCGCAAGAAGTTTCCTCAGTATGAGCACATGGAAAATGGAGCTCTAAGAAAAATTATTAGCACACATTCTCAGCTTATGTATGAAGAGGTAACAGAATACAGAGATGGTGTTGAGTTCCCAGAAGGAACAGGGTTTGCATTTATAGGAACTTGCAAGACTCCAAAAAATCACCTGACTGATTATCCTACTTCAATTAAGTATGATATTTTAATTCAGCATAGAAACTTTGAGTCTGATAATTATATAGCCAAGATCTTCTACACAAATTATGCTTCAAAGTATAAGTTTAGAAACAGAGAGCTTTGGCAATTTAAAGGCACAAGAGATTTTACAAGACTTGTAAGTAAAACATATCCTGAGAACTGGAAAAAATACATACAGGTTGAGAACTTCCAAAAGATCAATAAGTTTTACCAAAAAAGCAAAGCAAGAGATTATTATGCAAAGAAGCTTAAAGTTGACGTACTTGATTACAATGAATTTGAAATGAACTAAATAAAACAGAATGGCAACAACAATTAGTGAAACAGTATCACGCGTAAGAAATCTAGTTAAAGGTGTAAAAGAAGATGCCTTCTTGACTGACCGTTTGTTGTACAGTCTTATATTAAAGTACGCTAAGCTTTATATACGCAGACAAGATACTGAAAACAAGATCATGCGCTTTCAAAGTTTGTTTGAAGTTCTGCCTTGTGTGGATCTTGTTGAGGTAGATAAAATAGAAGCCTGTTGTGCTGATATTAAAACAAACTGTAAAATAATGCGTACAAAAGAAAAGCTACCTACTCTGTTAGAAGGAACATATGGTCCTCTGTTTAGATCTGTAGGTTCTCTTGATGGATCAGTAGAAATGATCAAAACTTATCCAGCTACATATACAGCTATGGTAAAGACTTCTACGTTCAAATACAATAAAACCAAGTACTTTTGGTACTTGAGTGGATATTTGTATTTTCCAAACATTACTTGGGAAGCTGTAAGAATAGAAGGATTATGGGATGAAAGTATTGCAATGTATGTTTGTGATGGTGATGTATGTACTCCTCGTCAAGATGATCAAACACACTTTCCAGAATATTTGTTTGCAGAAATTGAGCAAGCTGTTATTAAAGATTTAACTTTCATGATACAAGCTCCTCCTGAAAATACAGATGATAATCAATCACCACTTAGAAGTTAATTAAAATGAGTTACAATTATACATTAAAATACCGGACATTTGATTCTCTCTTGAGTGATATTCAGGTAGACTTTCAAAACTTGTCATTACAAAACATGATTGAGCCTCAGCAACTTATTAAAGTTGCAAAGAAGATTAACTATGATCTTGGCTTGAGAATATACATGACCAAAGAAGCTTTACTTGAAGTTGAAAATGGTAGAGTAAAATTACCAGATGATTTTTTTGTATTAAACTTTGCAATGATATGTGATGAGGTAACTGTCATGCAACCTATACCTCAAGGTACAAATATTCAAGAAATACCTTTGAGTAATCCAATGCTTACTCCTTACAAAGAAACACAAGCTTATATTAGTCCTTGCACAGATGGTACAGTTAACTGTCAAAAGTGTCCGCCTAATCAATGTACTTGTAGTGCATCATGTGTTACTTCTTGTTCTACTACACCTGAATCAAATTGTGTTCCTCCATACGATCCTCTAGTTCCATTTGGCAATTCTTGTGTAAAACCAAGAGTATTCATGAATTGTAAAAATGATTGTTATGAGCTTGTACAAATTACGGCTACAAGAACAAATACCTACAAACGTCTTCTTCCTCTGAAGATATTAGAGAATCCTCAAACTGTGGATTGTGGTTGTCCAAACTTATACCTTAATACTCCTAACCAAGCTTGGATACAGAATGGCTTCTTATACACTACCTTTAAAGATGGTAGAGTTTACATCAACTATCAAGGTATGCTTGAAGATGATAATGGTGACTTACTTGTTCCTGATCATGACATGCTTAATGAATACTATGAGTACGCTATTAAACAAAGGATCCTAGAGAACTTGTTAATGAATGATGAGAATGTAACAGCTAAGCTTCAAATGGTTGAAGCAAGATTAAGAGCTGCAAGAAATTATGCATTATCAATTGTTAATACTCCTAACTTTGCTGAAATGAAGAGAATGTGGTGGACTAACAGACGTGCACAATATTCTAAATACTATGACATGTTTAAATCATATCCATGGTATCAGTGGGACCGCAACCCTAATAATGTAATGGGTGAAGGTACTGGAAGCATGGAAGGAATAACCGGTACAAGATCAGGTTTATATAATTACTAAGATGGCTGGACAAGATCAAAACATAGATACTAGGCAATACAACAAGAGTCTTAATGAAGACACTAACAACTACTTATTGGGCCCTAATCAATGGACTCATGCTAGAAATGCTATAAACAATTCTAGAACAGGTGACTTAGGTAAGTTAGGTAATGAGCCTTCAAACCTTGAATGTGCTTCTGCACCATACACAATTATTGGTGCTGTACATTTAGTAGCTGATACTTGGGCAATCTTCTCTACTGATGATGTTAATTCAGAGATAGGAATATTTCAAGAAGACATATGCAAATACACTACTGCTGTAAATGCAGCTTGTTTAAACTTTAGTAGATCTAATCTTATTAGAGGTGTATCTAGACCAAACAGTACTTGTGTGTACGGAATATACTGGGATGATGGAGGAAGAAACGTTTCAAGAACAATGAACGTTACAATTGATCCTCCTTCTGATAATGCTTACACAAATCCTAATAGTCCTATACCTTGGGTACAAGTTCCTGCTCCAGGATCACCAGGTCAACCTCCTTGTAATGATACAGTAAACTCATCTGCTTTAGACTGTAATAAAATACGTCTTGCTCCTTTAATCAGCACACCTTGCGCAGAAGTAAAAAAAGGTGTATCTGGCGGAACTCTTTTAAACGGATCTTACATGGTAGCTATTGCTTATGCTATAGCTGGAGTTAAGGTTAGTAACTATTACATCTCAAATGTTCAAGCAGTGTTTGAACATAATAATACAGCAGGATCTATTGATATTGACTTATACAATTTAGATCAATCATTTGAACAAATTCAAGTTGTTTTAGTCTATGTTGTAAATCAACAAACTGTTGCAAAACTTGCCGGACTTTATAGCACTAGACAAAAGAGATTAAGCTTTGATACAATAGATAGCACGTGGCCTGCAGTTCCTGTGGAATTTCTTCCTCTAATGAATCCCGTTACAGAGAAGACAGAAGCCATGTACAATGTTAGTGATTACTTAATCCGCACTGGCGTATACGGCAAAGAAGACTTTAACTATCAGCCTTTTGCAAATCAAATAGTTGCCAAGTGGCAATCAGTAGAATACGCAACTAATTACTACCGTGCTGGTGGTAACAAGACCAATTACCTCAGAGATGAGGTTTATGCTTTTTTCATTCAGTGGGTTTATGATACAGGAGATAAGTCTTCTGAATATCATATTCCAGGAAGAGGTGCTTTTCCTAATGAACTTACACCAGTTGTAACTGATGCTTTAAATGATGAAATCAGTGGTGGTTTTAACTACAGATGGCTTGTTGAAAACACAGCAACTTTTACTATTAATCCTGGAACGGTTTTACCTGACGGAGGTGTAGTTGTAGGTGAAGGTTACATGGGTTATTGGGAATCAACAGAAGACTATCCTGATAAAAGACCTCAGGTGTGGAATGCTGTTACAAATCCTCTTGCTCCTGGATTTAATACAACAGTAAATCCTTATACTGGTGTACCACTTAATACATTAGATCTTTGTGGTGCTCCTATAAGACATCATAAGTTCCCTGACCTTTACACACATTCAAGTGTACAATATCTTAATGGTGCCAAAGACAGATTAAGAATTATGGGTGTTAAATTTGAGAATATCAAAGCACCTTTGCTGAATGACGGTATAACACCTGTACCAGGAATTGTAGGATACCAAATCTTAAGAGGAGCACGTAACGGTAATAAGACCATCTTAGCAAAAGGTCTTATTAACAACATGCGTAACTACAATATTCCCGGAAGCACTCAACAAGGCTATTTTGTAAACTACCCTTACAATGACTTAACACCTGATCCTTTTTTGTCTACAACTCGAGTAAGTGGACCTGGTTGTACTTTTCTTGGATCTAATTCTCCAAGTTCTGGTTATAATGCACAATCAGCTTATTCACAATCTTTATTGTCTTTTCACAGCCCTGATACAAACTTTACTGACCCTTACTTAAATGCTAAGGAACTTAAAATTTCTGGTGAGTTTAATGGAGCTGTAACAGGCAAGTTTGATAAATCTGAAGAGCATCCAAAAGAAAAACTTATTACAAACTTAGCATTTGTATTATCTGCAATTGCCGGTGCCGGTATTGCTATGGTTGCAGCAAACGGTAAGAGAACTATAAAATATCAACAACCTGCAGCGCCTGGTATGTCTGAAGCAAATGTACCACGTTTAACAAATAATACTTGGTTTGCACCATATGGAGTAGGTACATCCGCTGCAACAGTAGCTTCATCAGCTGTTTTATTAAAAACATCTCCAACACTTGCAGATAACGTTATTATACCATCACAGAGAACTTTGATGAATACAGCCTATGCAGGATATAATACAGCATTTAATCAAGGTGCTTCATTAGCACTTAATATATTAAGTGGTCAAACTAATGATAGTCTTTTAACACCTTGGCGTATAGCACAAAATACAGCAAATTCAGTAACAAGAGCTTACTCAACTAGAAAAAATGATGTTGATATTGAAGATGGTACAGGTTTGAAAAGTATACCTGCTCTATTAAGAACTACAGCAAAGCTTCCTCTATTCTTCAATTACTTTTCACAAGGTACAGATGAGACATTAAACTTTTTCAAATCTATTTGTAGCTTTAAAGACTTTGCTTTAAGATATCACTCTCATGGTTTTTATAATAGTTACGTTGCATCAGTACCAGGCAATAGACGTTTCAGCATTGCTGATCAAGCTTACATAGGACCACAGAGTACAAACTTCAATGCAAGTTCAAGAATCAATAATGCTTACAGATCTAAGTTTGTTGCTGTAAACATTACTAGTAATTTGCAAAACCCAACAATAAATGACAGGACTAGATATAAAGCAACTGATGTAAATGATTTACTTGAAAATCAATCTCAATTAAATAACACACAAGTTCCTAAAGATCCTACAAAGATTGAATTTGGTCCAGGTAATAGTTATAATGTCTCTAGTGGTAATGCTGGTCATCAAAGATGTTCTTCTCATTATGCTTCATTGAAGCAAAGGATCAGAAATCAGTATGGTCAAATTAATGGTATTATAAGTGTGCCTGTATCAACATGTACAATGAAAGCACCAACAAAAGAAGTACCGGTTAAGTCAGATGTATTATTTGGAGGTGACACTTACATGGGCCGTTACACAGAAAAGAATACTTTCTTCTACTTTTATGACTGGTTATATGGACAACCTGATGGAGCACAACTAGACTACACAAGAAATGAGATGATACCTTACCCACGTTTTTGGGCAAATTTTAATCAGTTTGAAACAGGAGACTTTATGTCTTCATTAGGTACAGTTCTTACAACAGCTAACTTTAATAACGTAATATTACCAAATGACTACTACAGCTTAGATGCAAATGCAAATTGTCCAAGTTTTCTTCAAGCAATAAACTTTAGAATATCAGTTAAATATGCTTGGTTTTATTTGTTCAACTCAGGTGTAAAAGACTTTTTTGTTGAATCTGAAATCAACATAGATTTACGTGACTGGGGAGAGTTAGAAACAGAATTATATTATGACCCTTACAGATACACAGATACAAAAGCTTTATTCAACACTAAGATTATAAAGTCTGGAAACTATTATAAGTATGACAAGTCTTTGAGTATCTCAAAACTATTCTTGAACTACGTATCATGGGCTTATCCACAGAAGAATAATTATGATCCCTATATTGCAGAGACTTGCTATACCTATAATGACTCAAGAGTAATCTACTCAAATCCATTACAGTATGAAAGTCTGCATGATAATTGGAGAGACTTTTTACCTAACAACTACTATGACTTTGATGTACCAGTAACTTGCATTAAACCTATAAACAAAAATGGTGCAATGATCTTTTTTGATTCACAAAGTCCGGTTATGTTCCAAGGTACTGATCAATTAGAAACAGGACTAGGTACCAAGCTTACAATAGGTGATGGTGGATTGTTTAGTCAACCTTTACAAAGAATTGTAAATGCGGATGCTCCTTATGAGTATGCATCTTGCCAAGACACTCTTAGTGTAATCAATACACCTAACGGAGTTTACTGGATGAGTCAAAACCAAGGTAAGATCTTTAACTACGGCGGTGGTCTTGAAGAGCTTTCAATGATGGACATAAAATGGTGGTTGGTAAAATATCTTCCTTATATGCTAACAGAGCTTTACCCTGACTTCCAGTTAACTAATAATCCAGTAAGAGGCATAGGCTGTCAAACCATTTTTGATAATCAAAATGGCTTGTTGTATTTTTCTAAGAAAGACTACAAACTAAGATCAGACTTACCTTCAAATACAACTGTAAAATACAACAGTGGTGTAAGCTTTAGTGTTTACATAGATGAGCAGAAACAAATGGATATTGAACTAGGTGACACGCGTTACTTTGAAGATGCATCCTGGACTATAAGCTTTGACCCTAAAACTAAGAACTGGGTATCTTATCATGACTGGCATCCTAATTTAATAATGCCCGGGAAGAACACATTCCTGTCAATTGATGATAAGAAAATCTGGATACACAATTACCGCACAGACAGTTACTGTAACTATTACGGTAAAGACTATCCCTTTGAAATTGAATACTTAGTAGACACAGCACAAACTGTAAATACAATACGCAGTGTTGAGTATCAATTAGAGTGCTACAAGTATGCAGCTAATGCTTATGATAGATTCCATGTACTAGACTATAATTTTGATGAGGCTGTTGTATACAATACAGAACAGGTCTCTGGTCTTCTGAAACTCAACTTACAGCCAAGACATGATCCTATGGCTATGGTAAGCTACCCTAAGATCCAAGCCAACTTCATAGACATAGTTTACTCTAAAGTAGAGAACCGTTATAGGTTCAATCAGTTCTGGGATATCACAGCAGACAGAGGTGAATATAACCCTAATGCACAAAGAATGATTTGGAATACTGGAGCCAATGGTTATAATAGAGTTTTGAACAATCCAAACATGAATTATAATAAGCAAGAATTTCAAAGAAAAAAGTTCAGGCATTACTTAAATTATGTATTTTTACGTAAGAAAATTTCAGGTGACAAGAAGATGCTTATAGTATTTACAAACAATAAAAACTTATACTCTCCACGCTAATGAAAAAGAGAGGCAACATATCTCTAGAAGGCTACAGGAAAAACTCACCTGATAGGTTTAATGATTTCAATATTATTCCTTCACAACACATTGACATGAACAATGTTAATCATGATGTGCTTATGATTCCTATGGGTGGTAGAGGTACTGGTAATCCAATACTTGCAAAACCTGGTGAAAGATATTTTTTTCCAAATCATGATTTTGTATTTGAGCAAGGTATGCCTGAGAATGCAACAATGCGTTATCAGAGAATTGCAAAACATGGTGGATTGCATAAAGCTGAAAACGGTTATGAGATGGCTGCAAAAAGATTTATGAATTCTTTAGCACCTCAAAACAGTAATGTATTTGCACAATCTGCTCCTGTAGAATTTCCAACATATCAAAATCTTCCATATTACCCAAGTAATAATACTCCTTCTTGGGAAGATATAATGAGCGCTTGGCAACAACAAGAAAGGAGACAATATCCCCTTGATCCAGGTTGGGGAGTATATCCAAAACGTACTGGTCCAGGCCCAATACGTTGGCCAATAACACCTAGCAGAAATACTGGTATACCTTGGCCTAATGAGCCTACATTTGGACCAGGTCCGGGAGGACTGAATCCTAATGATGAAACAGTATATCAAATACCTCCTGATGAAATATGTACCTCTAGAGGTTGTTTTCCTACTAAGAATAATAGTAATGGTCCTTTTGTTCTTCCTGCTGATATGCCAGCTGATTGGTTGAAGGGACCTGCTAAGAATATTATAAACTTGCCTTACTTTCCTGATGAAAGATCTAATATGACTTTTCAAGAAATGACTCAAGAATGGGCTAGAGCTGAAAGAGAAGCAACAAATCCTAATAATAGAAGAAGGGGTAATCCTTACATGTTATTTGAACAAGGTGGCAATCTTCCTAAGGCTCAGATGTATAACTCACAAGTTAATGTTCCATTAAACACAAATGATTTTATATACACTCCTCAAGAAATTGAAAAGTATAAAAACATTTATGATCAAAGAATTGCAACATGTAAAGAAGGTGATGCTGCATGTTTAGAGCAAGCAAACAATTATTATAATTTGTATGTTGCTCCAAAACTAAATGCACCTAATTCATGGCGTATTATAGAAAATATGCACAAAAAATTAGGTTCAAATAGTCCTAATAAAGATTCTTATGATAGTTGGCATCTTGCAGGTTTATATAAACAAGCCGGTGCTAAAGTAAACTTAGCAGCTCCAATAAAAAATCCTTCACAAACACAAGACATGCTAAAAAGTATGTCAAAAGAAGATCAACAAAAATATTGGATAAATCAAAATCTTCCTATTGGTTCTCTTGTTAATTTTGGTCAGTCAGGTCTTGATGAACATTATGGCAAAGGTCAATCATATAATGTTAAACAAGGTCTTGTACCTACAAATCATAGTGCAAGAGTTATAGGTTATTCACCAGAAGGTGTTCCATACATCTATGATTTTGGAAAAATATCACCTATAACTGACCCTACATTTTCTTCAATGCCCCTTAGTATAATTACATCTCCTCAAGAGGTGCAAGGTTACACTTATGAAAATCTTAAGAAACAAGGTAAACTTGAAGGCAGTAAAATGAATCCTTTAAAGATTCAGACTAAAGGTGCTGATTATGATCCAGATGAGTATGAACCATTTGTACAAAGTTTGTCAAAAAACAAAGATCTTTATGCAAATGCATTAGGTATGTCTGATGATGAATACAACAATTATGCAAGACATGCTGCGGCATTAGCTTTAACAGAAACAGGTGGAGGAGATGATACGACTATAAGATGGAAGTATGGTTTACCTATACCCTCATATGTATCAGACAAATTAGGATTTGGTGACACAAAAGGGATTACACAAATTAATCCTGATGTTTTATTTGGCAAAAAAAGTTTAGCTAATAAACTTGCAAGTGCTGGTATTAGAAAAGACAATTATGATCCTTGGAATTCAGAACATGCTGCAATAGCAACAATGGCCCTTCTAAAAGATAATAGATCTGTACAAGATAAGTATGCTAAAACAGCTGGTAATAAAGCTGATTTATCAGAAGCAGAAAAAACTTATTATCAATGGAGTATGCCACGCACTTTACGTAAAGGTGAAGCCAAAGGAGAATCAGAAAAGATTAAACGCTATCTTGAAAACTATAATAAAATTCAAGCAGACTTTGATCAACACAATAGATACCTAGCAGAGAATAGAAAATTTGGTGGTGGTTTACCAAAAGCGCAGATGTATAACTCTCAGGTTAATAAACCAATGCCAAACTTTGACCCAAGAGTAATGGGTCCGGCAATGAGACAACAACAGATTGCTGCACACAATAGAGCTGTTGCACAATCATCAACACCTGATGTCTTACAAGAAAGAGTACCACAAAAATTTGAATCAAAAGCTTTAGATGTTCTAACAAATCCTTTTACTGCAGCAACTAACATGTATCAACATGGTTATTTGCCTGATAATTTTACACAGGGACAAAGTAATTATTTAGACTTAGCTCAAGACTATATAAATCCAGCTTCTCTAGGTAGATCCATGTACAATGCAGCAACAAATGTTTTTGATCCTGAGATGTACAAAGATTTTGCCAAGGCTGGTGCAGCAGGTATGCTTGATTTAACCGGTAATGAAATACCACAAGAATATAAAGATGCAAGCATGCGTAGTCTACAAAGATTAGGAGATATGGCAGCAGCTGTTCCTGGTATAAAATCAGCATCACCTTATGTAAAGAAAGCATTAGAGACTACACAAAAACAATTAAGCAAAGGTGCAAAAGTTGCAGCAAACGTTGCTGACAAAAAAATAATTAAACCTTTACAAGAATTAACTCAACGTACAACACCTATTCAAAATTACACTCAACTTAATAATATTAAAACCTCTAATAATTTTAATGACTTAGATGCTGTTTCAAATTATTTTTATAACAAGTTTGGATCAACAGATAACTTATTAAAAAATTTAAAAGACAAAGATTTTGATACACGTATTATTGATGCTGTTTTTAATCACGGTAATGATGAAGAAAAAATAAAACTTGCTAATCACCTTTATGATGTATTACAAGGTTCAAAAATAGACAGAGCTTTAAATAAAGCTGATGAATTTGTAGGCAAGAAACTTGTAAAAGGTGTTAAAGCTCCTGACTTAAAAGAAGTTGTTGAAAAAGCAAATGAAAAACTTGCAAAAGGAGTTGGTATTAAAAAAGGAGAATTACCAGTAAAGCTTAGTGCTAATAATCCAAATAATAGAGTTAGTGTAAAAGTAGGTGATGACGTTACAGGTTTTATAGATTTATCTCCAGTAGGAAAACCTGCACCAAAATTTTCTGATATATTAAAAGGTATTCAAGAATTAAAAGGTGTAAAACCAGGCTTTGCAAAAGATTATGTAGATGCTACAAACTTTAGAAATGCACAGTTTCCAGGATTAGCTAAATCAGGTGACTTTCCTTTTACGGTTGCAGCTGAAGACGTTGGTAAACAACTAATGGGTCAAGGTTATAGTGGAGAAATTAATAAAGCTATAAGTGAAGCTCTTAAAGAAAGAGGCTCAAGACTTTATTCTGGTGCTACAGGTCATACAGATCTTGGAAGACAAAGATACGAAAACCTTTTAAACAAAGGTTATGTAGAAGACATCAGCCCTAGAATTCCAGGAAGTTATAATATGGTTCAACCAGGTAATGAAATTTTTATGTACAAAAAAAGAGGTGGTGCACTTTTAAACAAGACTCTCACTTGTCCTAGTTGTGGTTGGTCTTGGAAAGCAGTAGATGGTGGAACTGATATTGCAACATGTCATAAATGTGGAGGTACTGCTAAGATGCAGAAAGGTGGAAGAACTCCTATCTATGTTACTGATCCTAATGATCCTAGATTACAAGCTTATAATGATAGCTTATCGTGGTATAATCATGGAATAGAGGGCATGAAAAGAATTATGGATGGAACTTGGGCTCCTGGAATACCAGCAAATCCTAATCCTCCATTTATAGGCGCAAATGAGTTTCATGAGCAGTTTGCATATCTTAGACCTGAAGATAGATTCTATCCTGGTCAACCTCGTCCTATAGGATATTTTACTACAGGTAATGTGATAAGTCCAGATAAGTTTGGGGTAATGTCAGAAAATAATGGGAGTCGGTGGGGAGATCAAGCCTATTATAAAAAACCAACTCAACCTATAGTTTATAAAGAGTCTACTAAAGTAACTACTCCAAAAACTCTTAAAAGAACTCTTACTCCTATCAAGAAAAAAGAAGCAGTACCTCAAGAAATTGTAGATTACTTACAACAAAAACAAATGAGTTTACCTACTCAGCAACAAGAGCCTGAGTTAAGAATGCCTACTACCCCTAAGGACACAACTGCAGGAAAGAGAATAGCTTGGAGAATGGACCCCGATACTAAGAAGATGGTGCCTGTAATAGGTGGTATGAAAGAAAAGGTTAAAGATATGAAGAGACTTTACAATAAAGATATTCCTAGTTCTACAGCAGCTATACCAGCTGACTTTATACCACAGTTTGAACCTGATGGTAATGCTGATGTTGTATCTAAAAAAATGGGTGGTTGGTTAGATGAACTAGATGAAGAATACAGAAGAGGTGGAGCTTTACTAAACAGACGTGAAACAAACAAAAATATTAAATCAAGTATAAATCAATTAATGCGCCGCAATGAAACCTTATTTGGTCCACGCGGTAGAAACTTTTATAACCCAAACCCAATGAAAAAATATTACAAAGGAGGAATAGCATTTCCTCAGGCACCTACTGCAGGAGATACTCCAGGTCAACAAGAATCAGAATTTTATGCACCTAATTGGATTCCTAAAGGACCAGTAGGTTTTTATGAGCATGGTGGAATTGCTTATCCTCAGCAACCAACTAGTGATTATTTCTTTTCTGGTTCTCCATGGATGGCACATTATGATATGGGTGGTGGTCTTCCTAGTGGTGCTAATAATATGTATATGCCTTGTATGAACTGTGGTGGATACATGGAAGATGGTGGTATGTACTATGCTCAACCTGGTAAAATAATTAATCCTACTCCAGTACCTGCTATGGATGCTGACATGTATGAGAAAAATGTACTTGCTCCTAAAGATCAAGCGTATACTCAAGATCTTATAAATAAGGCAAAAAAACAAGAAGAGTGGAATAAAGCACATCCTTGGACACGCAGTGCAGGAACAACTCCTGAAGGAGCACAGCTGTTTCATAAGACTGGTCAAAGTGGTACACCACAAGATTATGTCTATAATACAAAAAGCGGTGCTTATGATTCATATAATCCTACACCTGTAATTGCAAAACAAAGATATGGTGGATTTCAATCTGGTGGTTTCATGAGCCCAGATAATATGATGGACTATCCTATTTTTTCACAAGGCGGTGACCCTTATGATTATGCTGATGGTGGTATAAACAATCCTGGATTTAGAGCTTTACCTCAAAATGTTCAACAAAACATTATATCTAACATGGCTGACGGCGGCAATGTTGCTGACTATGATCAAGATCAATACACAAGAATACTTGGTAATAACTTTATGAGTGGTGTTCAAGGTAATATGCCAAACAACACAATGAGTGAAGCTGGCATGCAGTTTGCACAAAATCCTTATCAGATGCCTGAAGGAGAATATGGTTACAACATGAATTCCTTCAATGCTCCTAACATGATGAATGCAGGTAACATGTTTGATATTCAAGATAAATATGACCAGTTAAAAAATAAAAATAAAGGAATAGGTGCTAACATGTATAATACAGGAATGTTTGCTCTTGGAACTGCTAATCAGTATACAAAGTATAAAGCTAGAAAAAAAGGTAGTGGAACTTTAGAAGGAACTCCTGATATGGCAACTAATCAAGGTATAGGAAATACTATGGATCAGTCAGCACAATCAGGTATGGCAAGATACGGTGCAGCTTATATTCCTAAAGCACAAGATGGTAGACGCCATCTAGATTATTTTACAAAAGCTGCTGGTATGCCTCAATTAACATTCCCTTCTCCTTCCTCTGCATCAACATCATCAGCTAATCCAAATAATCTAAGTCCAGAAGCTCTAGCTAAGAAGCAAGCTTTTTGGAATGAAGCCGATGCATATGATCAAAAATCAGCTATGTATAATCAAATGCAACAAGCAGGTTATCCTAACATGATGAGACAACAAGGTCAGTTTGCTCCTGGTTTCCAAAGCATGTATGACAATTTTGGTAATGATGATTATAATGTAGGAAGAATGAGTAGAGGTATGCAGAACATGTTACCTTACCTGATGGCCAACCCACAAAATACTTACTTGCAAGAGTATAATGCTAAGAAAGCTTTATTTGGTCCAGGTGCACGTAAAGTAAGTATGAAATTCAGAACAGTGTTTGATCCACGTACAGGACAACAAGTACAAGTTCCAGCAGAAGGAAAAGGTTCTGCAAAAGGTAAAGCTGATATGATGAATGATCCTAACATAAGCAGGTACTCTAAAGAAGACCTTAAACTTATGTATGGTACATCAGATGAGCCAAAAGGAACGTCTACACAAAAAGATTATGAAGACATGAACATGTTTGAAAGAATGAAAGTTAACAGACAAAATAAACGCATGATGAAAGAAGAAGGGAGAAGAGAAAAGAAATGGGGTGTACAAAATGCTATACCAGAAAATCCTGATTATACGGCTCCTGCAGGAACTACATTTGCTAATAACATGGCTTATGCTCCTGCTCCTCCTCCTGCTCAATCTGGATATCCTACAACATCTGGATATAACCTGTTTAATACTTCATTAAATACGACTAGACCAGCTTATACTCCAAGAAATGTATTTGGAACACCTTCTTCTAACATGTTAACAGGACCCTTTGATCAAAATAAAAGGATGATGGAAAGGCTTAATCAAAGTCAAGCTTTAAGAGATCCTCTTTCAGTACAACAACAAAGATATGGTGGCATGTATGAAGTAGGAGGTATTCAAGAATTAACAGAAGACGAGATTCAACAAATAATGGAAGCTGGCGGATCAGTAACATACTTAGACTAAGATGAAAAAGAGAAGAGTAATTATAACAAAACTTCCACAAGCCAAATCAGGTGCGGAAGTAAAACTAAACGGCTTGAGAGCCGGTCTAGGTTTTAATTCTAACGTAATGCCTTGGCCTATTATGGCTGGTAAAATGTCTGAACCGGCTACAGAAGTAAACAAAACTTTAAAACCTGTACCTAGACACATGGCAAATCTTGAAGCTGAAAAAGATGAGATTGCAATGATCCCAGATAAAGGTGGTATACCAAGTACTTTTATCATTGGAGGAAAACGTCATCACTCAGGCGGAACACCGTTGTTCTTACCAAGTGATTCATTTATCTTCTCCGATACAGCCAAGATGAGAATAAAAGATCCTACTATATTAGCACAGTTTGGTATGCCTTTTAAAAAAGGCGGATACACTCCAGCTGAAATTGCTAAGAAGTATGATACAAGCAAATACAAAAAAATATTAGCTGATCCTAATACTGATGACTTGCAAAGAGAAACTGCAGAGTTAATGATTGCTAATAACAATCTTAAGCTTGCTAAACTTGCAATTTATCAAGAGTCAATGAAAGGTTTTCCTCAAGGTATGCCACAAGTAGGTATGCCGTACTTAGAAGAGATGGAAATTGATCCTGCTCAATTTGTACAAGAGAATCCTGGCCAGGGTGATGATGAAACAGCAGAAGCAGATAACATGTCTCGCTTTGGTGGACCTCTCCCTAAAGCAGAGTGGGGTAAAAACACTCAGAGTAAAATGCTACCAAAGTTTAGTGAGTATTCTCCTAATGCCGGAGCATCAGATGCTTATGCAAATGTAGACACAAAAGAAGGTACAGAAGGAATAGCTGGTGTTGAAGGAATTGAAGGTAAAGGACTAACAGGCAAGTACCAAGATTGGGAGATGACAAAAAAGAAGAAAGCTGGTATATCTGGTATAGCAAAAGCTGAAGGTATTCTTGGTGGCTTAAGAGGCGCTCAAGCATTTGGTAATGCAAGAGAAATGTTGAACCTTAAGCAACAAATGAAAGACGGTAGCGTTTATGATAATGCTGTTACTGCAGTACAAGCTAATGAAATTGGTAGACAAGGAAGTAATGTAGAATCAGGTATGGCAACAGGTACACAAAACCCGTATAAAACAGGCAACCTTGATCAGCAACCTGGTATGAATTATGCAATAGAAGGTATGGTAAAATATGGTGGAAATATAGATTACTTTGCTCCAGGAGGATACTTACCTAGAGCACAAGCGGGTTTCATAAATCAAATGATGGATCAAGAATTATATCCTGGTGCATCTTCACAATTACAAAATGCTTTTGGTATCCCACAAGCAGTACAAACTTCTACACAAACAGGACAAGACAAGTACAATCAAATAGACCAATGGGTAAAAGAAGAACAAGCTAAAGAAGCACAACAAGATTTGATGGATGAACTATCAATAAGTGCTACAAACTGGCTTGGTATACCTAAAGGATCACAAGCTCTTGCTGCAGACTTTGCTAGCTATGCTGAACCTAGAGTAGCTTATGAAAGAAAAGAGATGTACAAAAAAGAAAATCTCAAAGCTGTAAATAGCTCTATTGAAAAGTACAACAAAGAAATAGAAAACTATGACAAAGAAATTAACAACACAATTTCTTGGATGCAAAATCTTAAAAAGGATTATGAGACTCAACCTTCTTGGGTAATGGCTCTTGAACCTTCTTTGTCTACTGTAAAAGATCAGATTGTAAGTTTAAGAAAAAAACAACAAGACATTGTTAATCATGTTAATAATTTAAAAACAAAAAAACAAGGTATAATCAAAGAACCTAAAGCTTATAAAAGTCAAGAAGAATATCAAGCTGATTTATTAAGCCCATATTCTGCAGAAAAAAAACAAGCTCAAGTTAATTGGTTAAAAGCACATCCTGATCAATTAGCACCGTATAGACAAGCTGCAGATCAATCAACTATAGCAGGTGATATAGGAAAACCTGCAAATACTTCTACTGCTGCACCTGTTACAACTGCTACAACTACAGCTGATGCAGAAGGGCTTAAACAAAATGAAGCATTACTAAAAGGTGCTCCTGAAAAAGCTACTGAATCAAACACTGAAGTTAAAAAAGCTGTTGTAAAAAAATCTTCAATGGTTGAAGAAACAGATGAAGACTTTAAAGAAGGTGGTTCAACTGGTAAGAGGAGAGTGCTTATACATTCACTTGGTGAATATAGAATGGGGGGTGCTCTAAAAACTTATGAAGATGGTGGTAAAACTACAGAAGCAAAAGGAAAAGGTATATGGCAACATAGTACAAAATCTGGTAATTGGAGACTTAAGTATTCAGACGGAACATACGGACCTGTACAAAAAGAAACTCCTCTACTAGTTACACCTTATAAAGGTGCTGATGCTCCGTCAAAATACACAGAAGAGCAATGGCAAGAGTTTGCTAAAGAAACGGGCTTTACACCTCAATCAGCTGATCCAACAGAACAAAACAAAGAGTTCCAATATCATCTTGCTAAACATAAAGATTGGGGTCCTAAAGTAGCTGAACTGCATACTAAATATGGCATGCCTAAAGATGGCAAGTTTGATGCCCTTCTTGGTAAACGTTGGGATGCACTTGTTGATCAAAGAGCTCCAAAGAAAGGAGTATCAGAAACGCTTCCAGTAAAAGGAGATGGTAAAAAACAAACTTATACAGATCCAGGTGTATATGCTGAAAATCTAAAACAACCTAGAGTACCTAATGTTCCTGCAAGATTTACAGTACAAGATACTTTAAAAGGTGCAAATCTTATGGCTGATTACTTAGGTGTAAAACGCTCTCCTGTTTGGTCAGCTAAACCTGCTTTTACTACACCTAATGTACAGTATTTGAGTCCTGAAAGACAATACCAAAAAATAGGTGAGCAGTTTAATATAGCTGCACAAAACTTAGCACAGTTTGGTGACCCTAGACAATATAATGCTAGACTAGGTCAATTACAAGGACAAGCACTTGCTGCTATTGCAGACACAGCTGCTAGAACTGAAGGAGAAAATGTACGTATAGGAAATGCACAAGCTGCACAAAATGCTGCTATGTTTAATGCATTTAATCAAGGAGAAGCAGCGCGTAGAACAAAAGACTATGAAAGCAATATAACAGCAGATGATGTTGTTAAAACTGAGAGAAAGTTTGGACGTAATGCTGGTGTTAACCAATTAGCAAATGCGTTTACAAACAGAGCTAACATCTACAATATCAATCAGTTAAATCCACAGTTTGCTCTTGATCCAACAGGTATGTTCTACTTTAAAAACCCTAGAGATATTAAACCTGATTATTCTAAGCAAATGACTGTTAATGATTACTTTAATCAGATCTTAGAGAAGAACGAGAACTTGAGAAATGAAAAAGGTATGACAATTGCTTACGACATGGCAAAGACTATGGCTGGTACAAAACCTAAGACTGATGAAACAGATGAGTGGCTTAAAGCGTCAAAAGGTATTATCCCAAGTTATAATGTAAACCCTTATGGATACAATGATGGACAAGCAACATAAACTTTTAAAGTTTATTAAACTTTATAGATTTTTTTTTAAATTTACAGAATAAACATGGCAACATACATTCAAGGTATACAACAATACATTCCACAATTTCAGCCTTATCAACCTGATTATAATTTCTTGTCAAATGTTCTGCAGACTAAACAAAGTCAGTATGATCAAAACTATAAAGAGATTAGCAAAACATACGGGACATTATTAAACTCACCTATGATGCGTGAAGACAATATCATGAAGAGAAATGAATTCTTCAAGATGATTGACAATGATATTAAACGCATCTCAGGGATGGATCTTTCACTGCAACAAAATACTGATTCAGCCAATAAGGTGTTTGATTCCTTCTTCCAGAACAAAGACTTAGTACATGATATGACTTATACTAAGGAGTACCAAAAACAATTAGAGATTGCAAACAACTACAAAAATTGTACAGACAAAACTTGTGATGGTAAATACTGGGATGTAGGTGTAAACGCTTTACATTATAAAGCTGATGAATATAAAAAAGCAGATAAAGGTTCTGCAATGAGCATGTCTGCCGGTAAGTATGTTGCTCAAATCAACATGCAAGAAAAAACTGTAGATTATCTAAAAGATCTTCTTGGTAAAGGTGGAGACAAAGGTGCATTTGGAATTGAAAATGTTACATGGAGCAAAGATGGTAGATATATGATTACTACCAAGAATGGTGCTAATCTATCTATACCTTTTCAGCAATTAATTCAAGCTCAATACGGAAAAGACCAAAGAGTTATTGACATGTATAATACACAAGCTTATGTAAACCGTAAAGGTTTTGTGCAACAGAATGCTGAAAGATTTGGTAGTGAAGATGCTGCAGAAGATGAATACTTCAGAAGTCTTGATGTGCAATATCAAAATGCACAGATACAAAATGAAGAAGCACAAGCAGAACAAAATGCAATACGTAACAGAAAAAATGTTATGGAAGAAAGTATAAAAAAGAATGGCTCAACAGGTAATGATCCTTTAGCTAAGAATTATTATGCAGCAAATGTAGATAGTGCTATAGCTAAACAAGTAGCTGATTATCATGCACAAACCGCGGATGTTGCAAAATCATTTTTTGAAGCTGGTGAAGATCGTTCTGCAAGACGCCAACGTGCTGATGGTCTTTATGCAAGAAGCATAATGAATAAAGAATTAAATGAGTCTGCTGTAAGAGCTGTTGCAATGACTGGTTCAGTTGACGTTAAAGAAGATCCATATGCAATGAAGCATTATGATTTTTCATTACAAATGTCTAAGCTTCAAAAACAGTATGACTTAATGGATCGCAACAACAAGCACAATCAGATTTATGATCTTAATAAACAAAAAGCATTACTTGAATATAAGAAAAAAGGTTCAGCTATAGGTCAGGAAAATCAAGGTTTATACCTTGACAGATATAAAGGTACAACAGATCCTACAGCTATAAATGAATCTGCTGAAATTCAACAACAATATCAAACTGAAAAGAAAACTGTTGACCAATCAGCAACTGCTTATGCTGATGGTTATGCAAATACTTTAGCAGGACTTGTACAAGATCCAAAAGCAAGTACTGCTGAAAAAGAATATGCTAAAACAGTTCTTGAAAAAATATACAACGTTGCCAAAAAAGATGCAAATGGCAAATATACTTCTGCTGGTTATGACAAGAGCACAGGTAGGTTCATAGACCCTTATGGTAATGAACACTCTACAGCCACTGGTATCTCTTCCTTCTATAACGCAAACTACCTTTATAATAATGCAAAGAAATGGACAGATTTAAGTAAAGGTATACCAACCCATGATAGTTATATTACTGGTCAAGGTAAAGCACTTGAAGATAACTATGTAACCAAACAAAGAGAACTTGATGCTACTACCGGTGCTTGGCAAAACAATAACAAAAATCTTAAAGCTTGGGGTACTACAAAATTAAGTAGCTCAGATCTTGCTGACTGGAATGAGTTGTTTACATCAGATAACAGACTTAAAACTCCTGAAGAATATAAAGTAGATTACATGAGAAAAAATCCAGGAACTGATGCTGAAGATGCTATGGATGCTTATGATGACATGAACAAAGAATATGACAAGTTTTATAATCAAGGTAATACAACTGGTAAAGATGTTGATGGTAATCCTGTTCCTTTAGTTATTTCTACTCATGGTAGTTCAAGTTTTAATATGCTTGGTGGTGGACGTTCTGCAGGTGGTTCAGTAATGTATGATTTTAATTCTGATAATGTTGCTTCCCTTGGAAATAGAGGTCTTAATACAATTTATGATGATGCTCTTAAGCCAGGCGGTATGTTTACTCTTGGTAATAAAGAAACTGTAAAAGAAGCTGAAGGACAAACACAAGCAGATAAGACTACAGCTGAAACAGCTATGAAAGTTCTTATTCAAGATTTAAGAGCAGGCAAGCTTACCAAAACAGAAGCAGATTTTGTTAAGGGTCAGATTGCTTACATGGACATTGCTTTAAGTGACCGTAACACTGTAGGAGCTCATATTATTCCTCCAGCTAATTGGTTAAAGAACTATAAAGGCACTGGTGATAATCCTACTTGGGCTGATGATCCACGTTTGATTTCAGAAGGTATTGGTGTTTACGCTAATAAGAAAACTGCAAAAAATGCTTTTACTGAATCATTTAAAATGAAACCTTATGATTATATTATTAATCACATGGATGTTCCTATCTCTGATCCTAATGGTGGAGACTTTGTAATAAACAAAAGAGATGCTAATGGTAATGTAACTGTAATCGGAGACTTTTATGGTTATGATGGATCAAGAGACAAAGCTGGAAATCTTTTATTAAAACCATTACCTAATTCTAAAACTTACAATTCAAACATTGGTGGTGAGAATCTTTACAATTCAATTAATGTTTCTGTACAAGAAATGGCAAAAGCTAATCAAATTTATAAACAAAGTAATGGCCGTATGATAAAAGAGCCATCTCAACTTCCTGAAATACAAGATATGTTGCGTGTAGCAGCAGGTGGTGAAGAAAGACCAATGGATGTAAATGAAATCTTTATGCGCGGTGTAGAACAATCACTTTCTGGACAAAAATAATTATGGCAGAAGAATTAACCTCAAATCCAAGTCCATTAGTATCAGCACCTATAACTCCAAGTCTTCCTGAACTTGATTCAGCTGTTGATCCTATGCAGGCGTTAAACACGCCGCCTCCTGTTATAATGCCTGTATTACCAAGTGGTACTCCAGACAGTTCATTAATAAATGAACAATTACAAGGTAGTTATAGTACTGGTCCAAATCCAGGTGCAAGACAAGGTCAGATACTGAGTAATGGTACAATGGATTATGCAAAAGCTATAACAGGTTATTTGAATGATGAGTCTATTCTTAATGACCGTTACAAATATGGCCGTGCTTATGCTTATGGTTCAGGATACAAGAACTTAAACTTTGACCGTTATTATAAACATCCAAAGTTTAAAGAACTTGGTTTCTCTCCTTATAGTGACAATGACACTTATTACAATCAGAAATCATCTTGGTGGGATGACTTTAGTAGAATGCGTGGTGAATTTCTTCCATTAGCTTTTGCTGGTGCCAAATCACTTTATGGTAGTGAAGAAGATGCTAATGAGTCCATGGAAAAAGGAATGGCTATTGGTATGTCTAGCAAAGAAGGAGCAGGTGCATGGGTAACTAATTTTGGATTAAACTCTGCATACACCGTTGGTATCATGGGATCACTAGCTGTAGAGAATGCTATTCTTGCTGGTGTAGAAGCTGTTACTTTTGGTACAGCAACACCTGCTGTAGGAGCTGCAGCATATGCTAGAAACGCTATGGGTATTGGTAAACTTGCAAAAGCTATTACTGGTACAGCAGAGTTTATAAGAAATTTAAAAAAAGCCGGTGCAGCAAAAGATTTCTTCACTGCAGCTAAGGCTGGAGAAAAAGTTACAGATTTTGCTAAATGGATTAACCCTTTTGAAAGAACTCTTGAATGGAGTACACATCTTGCTAAAGGTACAGGTGGTGTAAAAGATTTATCAAATATGGCTAAGACAGCCAAGACCTTTGGTAATTTCTATAAAGACTTACGTGAGCTTAATGTTGCTCACTCAGAAGCAGCTCTTGAAGGAGAAGGTGCATCTACTGAATATCAAAACCAATTAGTAGATGAGTTTTATGCTACACATGGTAGAATGCCAGAAGGACAAGAAGCACGTGAGATTTATGACAGAGCTCAATCAGTTAAAACTTCCGTAACACTTGCAAATGACGCTACTATATATTTGACAAACAAAATTGTTTTTGAAGATTTATTTGATGGTGTTGTTCCAGGAAAAGGTTTAATGAAATCTTTCATGGAAGGCAGCGGTAGGTTCTTTGAAAGAACTGCAGCAAAAGATTTTAAAGCGGGAACTACTGCAGCTTATGAAGCAGGAGAAGCAACCTTTGGTCAAAAAACAAAAGACTTTCTTTTAAAGTCACAGTATGTACCTTGGAGTAAGACTTACTTCTTAGGCAACTTAGGTGAAGCTTTACAAGAAAACGCACAAGAGGTTATTACTCAAAGTGCATTAGATTACTATGATAAGATATACAAAGACCCAGCTCAAAGCGGCTTCTATGGAGCTTTAGGTTCTGTAGGTAAAGCGGCAAGCGGTCAGTTTTCTGCACAGGGTATGGACACTTTCCTTCAAGGGTACCTAATGGGTTCTCTAATCCAAGGTGGTGGTAAAGCTGTTACCCAAACAGGCCGTGCAATATTTGACCGTAAAGGTTTAGCAGCAGAAAAAGAAAGAGCTGAAGAAACAGAAAATGAAAAATACAACGCAGCAAATTTTGTTCTTGAGAATGCGTTGATATATGGTGGTCATCAAGCTGATATAGCCTCTAGTGTACGTTCAGCTAAACAAGCAAAAGATAATGCTGTTCAAGACGGTGATGTAAAAGCCGCTAAGGACAGACAAGCTGAAATGCAAATTAATTACTATGAAGGGTTAGCAAGAACCAAAAGCATGAACTTAGTTACAGATCATGTTGATGATATGCTTGGTCTTGAGGACACTGATCTTGAAAATGCATTTGACAATAAAGTTAAAGCATCTGAAATTCGCGAGAAACTTACAACGCTTAAAGACAGAGCAGAAACATATCAAGAGAACTATGACAGAGTTAAAAGGATAAAACCAAATCCGTATAATCCATGGATGTATTCTGGCAAAAACAAAGATGGTTCTTTTAAGTATCCTGAACAGTATAATTCTGAGATGAACCGTTACATGGCTCATGAACGCGCTACAAATGATATAATTTTTGCTACAGGTCTTCATCAAGATATTGTAGGCCGTATGGAGAAGATGCTGAATGTTCTTTCAGGCCAAGGTCCTTTACAAAACTTTTACAATAAAAAAACCGGTCAGGAAATGGCTGGTGCAGACCTTACGGTATTAGTTGATCCTGTACAGAGATCGCAGAAGATGTCTGAGCTTAAGAGTCTTATATCTGTAATGAAAGACGGTACTGTTGAACAGAAGAGAGATGCTAAACAACTTCAAAAAGAACTTGAATTCTTTGATGAGTGGAATGCATTTGCTGACACATTTATAACAGAACTCAGAGAATCTGGTAAACTTGGTACAACAGGTAAAACACAAGGTGTAGAATTTGCACTTAAAAATCTGTATAAGTCATACAAAAACTATTTAAAACTTAAAACAGGTTCAAACAAAGGTTATGTGTTTGAAGATCAAGCAGCTGAAGGCTTTAAGCATATTAAAGATTTTCTTGATTTGTCCTTCAATGAATTAAAAGCTGTTAATACAATCAACACATTAAGTGACCCTGATATGTTTAACCGCTATGTTGATGTACAGACTAATGTTCAAAAAATAGCTAGAGAAAACAAAGTCAGAAAGCTTAATGAAGGTTTTGAGAATTTTCAAAACATGTCAAGCAAAAACAAAATGCTCAAGGAAATATTTGGCCTTGGTTTATTTGTTCTTCCGGAAGATGTAAAGAAAATCAATGACTTTGAAGTAGCAGACTTCTATGATGTAACTACAAGAAGCATTGTTGGCAAAGATGATCCTAAGTACAAAGAAGCCGTTGAAATTATACGCAAGTATGGTAGAGCAGCTGGTGTAGATTATGCTGATGAAATTGCTTCCCCTGACAAACATACCATTAAGAGAAATGCAGATAAAACTTTCAGTGTTATAAGCCCTCAAGGTAATATTGTAGGTACTCCTCTTAAAACTAGAGAAGACGCAGAAAAAATTGCTACAGAATTAGATGACGTTCTAAGAGAAGACGCAGCTAAAGCTAAAGCTGAAGCTGAGGCTAAAGCCAAAGCAGAGGCAGAAGCTAAAGCACAAGCTCAAAAAATTCCATTTGTAAATACACCACCAACTGTTAATCCTCCATCTCCTGTAAATAAAACTGCAGCTGATGTAGACTTTACTGATGGTTTTGTAATAAACACACCTTATGCTGTTTATACTGTAGAAAGAAAAATACCAAACAAAGACATATACATTGTAGAGATTAAAACAGCAGATGGTCAAGTCAAGAAAATACAACTTGCTTATCCTGATCTACTTGCTGTACATGAAACACATAAGAACTTTAAGCCAGGACAAAAAGAAGAAACAGATGTTGTAAAAAATATTATGCAACAATACGCAGAGATTTCTAATTATGATGAATTAAAAGCTTGGGACAACAACGTCTTAGACATAGTACAAAGTGACAAGGATGTTGAAGATGTAAAGAGACTTCATGGTGTAGACTTAAGAGCTGAGGCTGAAAGATTAAAGAAAGCTGCCATAAGATCTCTAATTGAGAATTCCAAAAAAATTGAAAACTTGGAGCCAGGTCTAGCTGTATTTTTATCTAATAGAACAGCCATGATTGTTTTGCAGAATGATGGAAAAACTGTAACTTTAGTTTCTCCTGGAGACTACAATAATTTGCGTAAAGCTGGTGAAACAATTCCTTCACAAGAAGCAATTGACAACTTTACCGGAGATAAGATGGAGTTGACAGCAGAAGAATTAAAAGACAAAATTAAGATGATATCTGGTACACCACAAGAAGCAACTGAAGAAGTTAAACCTTTAACTGAAGAACAAACTAAAGATTCTGATGAAGCTTTAAAACAAACTGCTGCTGATGATGCTTCTAAGAATCAAGAAGTTTATAATAAAGCTAAAAACAAGACTTCTGATGAAAGAAAAAATGATTTGCTGAACACAATTAATAAATGTAAAAAAGGATAATAATGAGCTGTTTACTTGACAATGACACCCGTGACGCACTCCGTGTAAAAATTGCTGGTGATTTTATAGACCTAATAAATTCTAAAACACCTCTTGATATTAAGAGCTATATCAAAGAAATTTATGATTTATTCAATACAGCCTCACAAGATGAGGCTTTGTCTGTAGATGCTGCACGTCTTGTACCAACTATGGCTTTGCAATTATTAAGCGTACCTGATTTAAAAGCAGGTATGACTAAGCTTGACAAAAGGGTTGTTGTTAAAGTAGCTGAAGTTGATGCAAGATATGAAGACATTGCTGAAGTAAACAAAGATCTTGGTCTTAACATAGATCCTAATACAGCAATAGAAGCAGCTGAAGAAGTAGCTAATGAACAAAAACCTGTAGAGATAGAAATAAAACCAGCTGAAGAATCTGTAAAAGAAGTTATAGAAAATCCTTTTAAGACAATTGCTTTTGGTGCATTCTTTAGTTTTGGTCCGGAACTTGTTCAATGGGAAGATCCTAACAAGCCTGGTTACATGCAACCAAGACCTGGACAAGAAACAAACTATGCTACTCTAAGATACATTGATGCTGTAATGAGAAGACAGATTGATGCCAAAGGTATACAAGATAGTGGTGAGATGGAATTACCTGGTATAGGTAAAGTCTTCTTGAAGATAATGCATACAGTAGAACTTACACAAGCATTCAAAAAGAATTTTCCAAAAGAATACTTTAATGCCGGTGACTTAATAGCAGTACTTGTTGATGAAAACGGTAGAGAGATAATGTTCTCCAAAGAAGGTAAGCCTGATCAAACTGGCCTGCCTGTTTTCTTTAGACCTTATGCTACTATTGCAAGAAACCAAGATGGTACTGTAGCTACAACTCAAGAAGAGTTTAACAACTATTTTAAACGTACAGGTCAAAAAGCTCATGGTGGTTTTACAGGAAGCTTTAATTCTATTAAGCAAAAAGTTAAAAACATTGCAGCTGAAAAAAGAAAAGCAAATCCAGACTTAACAGAAGTTGAAGCAACTGAACAAGCTACAAAAGAACTTCAAGATGATTTTTCTACATTTTTTAAAATGTCAGATTATCTTGTAAAAAATCCTGGTTCATCTGTACAAGGTGTAATTACAGGAGCTGCACAAGGTTTTATTGTACATAATGAGTACATGCCAACACCATTATCTGAAGCGTATGCTTCTGGAACATTTTTTCCTTTTGTACAAGATACTCAAGCCATGGTTACTTATCCTGGTGTAGATGAACCTATTGCTGTAACTAATCCGTCTTTCAGAACTAAACCTACTTTACTACAAACAGTTTTATCTCTATTCACAGATGACCTTTTTGTGGTTAACAGATCTGGTGCAATAGAGAGAATGTCTGTATTTGAAAGAGATAGACTAATCAAACAGTTTATTCTTAAGTACAGCAAGGTTCAGTTCATGGCCAAGAAAGACAAAGAAGGAACTCTTGTATTTGAGAACAATGATGGTAGTTATGACATAAACATAAACGGTAAACCTTACAGAATAAAATTTGACGGTTCTCCTGAGGCAGCACAAATGCAAAAGGAAACACGTGAAGAACTTGAAAAATTTTTAAAGACACCTAGCAAAGGTACACAACACAGTAGTGGGTTTAAGTCTGAAACAGAAGTACAAAAAACTTTAGCAACTCATCTTGGTGCTAATATTGTTACAGACCTTGCTGATGCAAAAGAAGGAAGCATATTAAAAGAAGGTGACAAATACTATAAAGTTGAATGGCCTTCTCTTCTGGCTGTAGGTGACCTTATAAACAAACCCTTTGATAAACCAACTATAAGTCCTGATAAAGTTGTAACAACAGAAGAACAAGACTACAATGAATTCTTAAGAGAAAACTGGGAGACATCTGCAGTTGTTGTTAATGGGGCAATCAAAAAATTAAACCCAACTATATCTTATGGTCCAACACTAGAAGGTGCTTCTAAGTTTTTAGCACCAGCTCAAAAAGAAGTTGAACCTATACTAGAAGAACAATCTGCTAAAACTTCTGCAGACATAGAAGCATTAAAACAAACTCCTGAAGGTCAAAAAATAGAAGCAAGAAGAAAAGAGTCTATTTCCAAAATAGGTAAAGAGTTAAACACTAAGCAGGATTATAAAACAAGCGCTAGAATACCTTATGTAGGTTTTTATATTGATGCTGCAGGAAAAAAATACAAAGTAACAGGAAAACTTAATCAAGATGTAGCTGAAATTATCAATGTTGAATATGATAAAGAACTAGCTGCTTTAAAAGCTAAACCTGAAGAGAAAAAGCCTGCAGAAGAAAAACCTAATACAGAAGCTACACAAGCTAGCATAGCTGACATGTCCAACAAAGATCTTTTTGATGCAATTGAGAAGAAGGAACGTCAAAAAGCTATGAACAAAAAGCTTAGTCCTGAAACATTAAAGAAACAAGAAGAAGCTGCAAAAATATGGTGGGCTAGTAATCCTATGTCAAAGGTTATACCTTTTGAAGTAATGCAGGCTGTTATCAATGCAGAGAACCCAACAGGTCCTGTGGCTCAATGGTCAGTGCATGGTATTATACTTTTTCATTATTACTCAGAGAATGGTAAGTTTAATCAAAGCAAGTCTGCTGACTATACTGATTTGTATCATGAAGCATGGCATGGTTTTACACAAACATTCCTTACAGAAGAACAAAGAACTAAGCTTTATGCTGAAGCTCGTAAAAGAAGCGGTTCTTTTGTAGATTACAACGGTAAGCTTGTAACATTCAAAGAAGCAGATGTATGGCAACTAGAAGAGTTCTTAGCTGAAGAATTCCGTGAGTACATGATGTCGGGTGGTAAGATGGTAGTTAAAGGAGCTCCTGTACGTAATACTATATTCCGTAAGTTGCTTAACATGCTTAAGGCATTATTCAAAGGTTCATCAGTTACTGATGTTGTTGAAGATCCGTTAAGCAACAACATGATTAAGCAAATGTATGAGAATCTAAGAGTAGGTGATTTATCTGCATACAACTTTGACATTAACAACCGTGATACAACAATAGGTAAACTTAATAAGAGTTTAGTAGCCAGAGAAAAGATTGATGGTCAACCTTCAATGCTGAATTATGATCAGTCAATGCTATTAGTTAATACAATGGATTCTTTGATATCCTCTATTGCTAATGACATGAACAAGATGAGAGGTACAAACAATTACACTTCTCAATTAATGGCTTCTACAAAAAACAGAAAAGTTGTTTATGAACTTGTTAAACGTAAACTAAGAGATGAAGTAATCCCTGGTCTACAAGCTGAACAAGAAAAAGAAGAAAATCCTATACTCAAAAATCAAATTGGAGAACGCATAAAACTTGTTGAGTGGGCTATAGAACAATTTGGTGATACACAAGACTTAAGAAAAAACAAAGACGGTAAAGGTTTAATTGCATATCATGCAGCTAAGTCTAAGTACATGTCTGCAGAAGATAAGATTGCTGCATTAGAAGAAGAAGCAGAAGAAGAGAATCCGGAAGAAGAAGGCATGGCCGGCAAAGAAAATAAATTTGGTGCTTCAGGTAATGAAGTTAGCCAATATGATCTTGCTTCTCCTGAAGTAAAATACTTGTTACGCAGCATATTCAAGTATGATGAAAAGAATCAACCTACAAAAAATATTCTAGGTGTACAAGAGCTTAATGAAGCTTCTGTAATGTGGAACAAAATTGTACGTGGTATTGATGGAGTTATGTCAATGCCTGATATGTACAAGAAACTTGATAAAGCTGCAGCTAGTGATCCTGCTCTAAGATCATTACTTGATAAGCTTGGACCAATAAAAGCAAACGGTAGTGCAGCTGAAACTGATCTTTGGATTAATTTCTGGAAGACATTCAATATGATTAATATACCTCTGGTTCAAATGACCATGGAGGAATATACTAATGATAACGTAACCACTTACAAAATGAAAATTGGTGCAGCTAATACTGCATCGCGTCAAGCTTTAAACTTATGGAGAAACTCATTCTTGAGTCTTAATACAGAATACATTAAGAGTGACAGTGAGAACCGTAATTATCTTGATGTAAAAAAAGTACTTGATGACTTTACTGATAAAGAAACAGGCAAGCTCAAAGAAGGTAAAGCATTTGAATTTCTCAAAGC